AATGTAAAATGGGTTTTATTTATGATTCGCAAAATTTATTAGAACTAAAAGAAAGCCCCTTCGATAAAGGACCAGAAACATTTAAAAATCTTATGAAAAAAGGAGTTTGGATTTAATATGAAGTACATGCAGACAACATCTTATACAATTAAAGAAGATTTTTTGAAAAATCTTCTAATTGATAGAGGAATTATTCCTGAAAATGATAATGAATATCATCAAAAGTTTTTTAAGCCCACGAGAGAAAACATGTATGATCCTCTAAAGCTTGATCACATGGAAGAAGGATATAATTTATTTACTAAGCATTTGGCGGCAGGCAATAAGTTTTATTTTGTAGTCGATAGTGATGCTGATGGTATTACTTCTTCTGCTGTTATGATTAATTATATGGAAAACCATCTTAGAGAAAAGTATCCTAATTTTACAATTGACTATCACATTCCCGATGGAAAGGAACATGGTCTTGATACTCTTATGAATATTCTTACTCCGCAAAAGAATTATGATATTATTGTTCTTCCAGATAGCTCAAGTAATGATTATGAATATCATAAAATTCTTAAAGATATGGGATATGATATTCTAGTTCTTGATCACCATGAAGCAGAAAAGTATAGTAAAGATGCTGTTGTTATTAATAATCAGCTTTCTAAAAACTATCCTAATAAGAGCCTTAGTGGTGTTGGTGTAGTATATAAATTCCTACAGTACTGCGATAGTCAGTTCAACATCAATGGAGCAGATGATTACCTTGATTTAGTTGCTGCAGGAATGTGCGGAGATATGATGGATCTTAATACTCTTGAAAATAGATATATCTGTGATTATGGTTTTAGTCACTTAAAGAATTTTGGACTAAGAAAGCTTGTTAAACAACAAGGCTACTCAATTTTTGGTTTAGCAACAGACGCTCTTACTGAAACATTTTTGGACAATGCAAAGCTAACACCAATTCAAGTCGCATTTTATATTGCGCCCCTCATCAATGCTCTTATTAGAGTAGGAACTCCGAGTGAGAAGGAAATTCTCTTTAAATCATTTATTAAAGGAGATGAAATGGTGCCTTCTACAAAGAGAGGACATAAGGGAGAAATGGAAACTTTAGCAGAACAAAGTGCAAGAAACTGTGCCAATGCTCGTGCAAGACAAAACAGAGAAAAGGATAAAGCACTTGACCTTTTGGATATTCAGATTTCAAATGATTGTCTTGATGATAATAAAATTCTTATTCTTAATGCAGATGAATTAGATGTATCAAATACTCTAACTGGTCTCTGTGCAATGGGTGTTGCCGCCGACCATAAAAAGCCTGTATTACTTGGTAGAATTAATAATGATGGATATCTTAAAGGTTCAATGAGAGGTAGAGGAGAATCTGAACTTAAGGACTTCAAGGAATTTTTGCTTAAGAGTGGATATATGGAGTATGTTGAAGGTCATGCTAATGCCGCAGGATTTTCGATTAAAGCGAGTGACGTTCCAAAGCTTTATGAATATGCCAATAGAGAATTGGCAGATATTAATTTCAATGAAGGTTTTTATGAAGCAGATTTCGTTGTTAATGGAAATTGTTCATATCTTAGCGACTTGATACTTGATTTGAATCGTGGTAAGGATTTTTATGGACAGAATTGTGCTGAGCCAATCATCATTTCAGAAAATATTACAATTAATACTTCTGCGATTCAGACTATTGGTTCAAATAAAGATACTCTTAAGTTTGTATTTAATGACATTACTTATATTAAATTTAAAGCCAAGGATTTAATTAATGAATTTGCACAGTATAGTGATAAAATTTCTATTACTGTTGCGGGCAAGGGTAAAGTAAATTCTTGGGGAGGACGAGAAACCCCTCAAATTTTCATTGAAGAGATTGAAATTAATGAAGTAGATAAATATGGTTTTTAAGGAGGAAATATTATGCCTATTAATATTATAACTACACCGGATGACACAAGATGTTGGTTTTGCTGGCCAGAAAATCCAAATAAATTAAATAAAATTGTTATTGCCAACTTTATTGAATATAATGGCACTCCAGTGAATGTAGAAGGTAAAATAAGATATTGTCCCATTTGTGGAAAACAAATAATCGAACAAGATACGTGGTATTCATTGTCTCATCAGTATGCTAAGGAGAATACTGGTGCTGATTATCCATGGAATATATGTGGCAGTATTTGTAATGAAGAGATAATTGAGGCGTATGTTAATGAATATAAGAAACAAAATGAGGAGGAAATATAATATGGAAATTATGAAAAGAACTGATGAAATTAGAGTTGACACAGAAGAAGAGGCAATGGCACTTATTGAAAGTTTTAAAGAAAAATCTCGAACAGAGGGGTATGAGGTAGTAAGTCATACCGCAACCCTAAAGGAAAAGAAATCTAAAGGTGAAGTAATTGACTCTTACTATATTGTTAAAATTGTTATGAGATGGTAAAAAGAAGAGTCAAGAGATTATCCCTCTTGACTTTTTCTATAAATTGTGATATAATATTAATATAAAGAAGAAAGGAGCATTTATTTATGGCATACAAATACGATGCAGAAAAAGAAAGATTAGTAAAAATAGCTCAAAATCAAAACTATCAAGGGCCCACAGAAGAAATTAAAATTAATTCAGTAATTTTTGAAGAAACAACAAGAAAGATAACCATTTTTTATACAGTGATTAAAGGAAAAAGAACTGTAGAAAAGAAATTTTCATATTGTGGAAATTCATATAAGCTTTATTCTAATTGGAAATATACACAAACAGAAAAACAAAAGAAGTTAACTTTAACAAATGAAGTATTGGAGCAACTTAATACAAATACCGATGAGATTATTAAAAATGCAATTCCCTTGATTTTTGAAAAGATTCCACATAATTTGTTCCCCTCGTGGTATTTAAAATCTCAAATTGAAAAAAAATATTCTATTATGGAGAGAACACAGCTTCAAAAAATAGAAGAAACTCTTGGAATGAAAAAGAATAATTCTCTGCAAGAACTTGAATATGTTAGAAGAAAAATAAAAGAAAATTTTAATACAAAAAAAGATTTAGAAGATCAAAATAAAAATGTTGAGTGTTCAATTAAATATAGACAAGAATATATAGAAAAACAGGAAAGACGGATTTTTAGATTTCTTTTTAGTCGAAAGATAAAATTTTATCAAAAGAATATTCTAGAATATCAGAATTCTATTGGTTTAAACCTCAGAAAAATAGATGAAGCAGAAGAAGAACTAAAAAGATTGGATTTTCTTCTTTTATCTTGTCAGGAAGAATATGATAAAAATATAAAAAATTATTTAGAAAAGATTTCTGAAGTAAAGGAAAATATTAAAAATAAACTGGAGTCGGAATTATCTTTAATTACCCCTCTATCCACACAGAAACTAACTTCAACTTCAACTACTAATGGTGCAACGCAGAATTTCATTAAAGAAGAAAGAAATAAAATGAATCGAATCTATAAAGATGGAAAAACTCTAAGACAATGGATTTTATTTAGAGATGATTATACCTGTAAGAAGTGCGGAAACTCTATAAAGAAAGAACCTAATTTATTATTAGAGGTAGATCATATCCATCCAGTTTCCAAATGGGGTCCTTCTGTACCAGAAAACTTAGAAACATTGTGTTGGAAATGTAATCGAAAAAAAAGTGATAAATAACTTTGACTTTTTCATGAATTATGATATAATATTAATATAAAAAGGAAAACTTATGTAATAAATACTCTACAGTTTTCTTAGAAGGAGTGATATTATGGATATTAAAAATTTACCAAGATTTGATAATCATTCTCACAGTGAATTTTCAAACTTGCGACTTATCGACAGCATCAACAGAGCAGAGGATATGATTTTAACAGCACATAAATTAGGTATGAAAGGTATTGCTTTAACAGATCATGAAACCGTATCTGGTCATGTAAAATGGCTTAACACAGAAAAAGAATTGAAGAAAGCGGGCAAGATTCCAGAAGATTTTAAATGTGCTTGTGGTAATGAAATTTATCTTGTTGATGATAGAAATAACATTCAACGTTATTGGCATTTCATCTTAGTGGCGAAAAACACCCAAGGACATAGAGCCTTAAGAGAGCTGAGTTCAATTGCTTGGTATAATGGTTTTTCATCTAAAGGACTTATGAGAGTTCCCACTCAAAAAGATGAACTTGCAGAAATCGTAAAAAAATATCCCAATACTTTGATTGCAACAAGTGCCTGTCTTGGCGGCGAACTTCCTCATTTAGTAGCTAAGCTTGTAGATGCTGAGAAGAAAGGTTTAAGTGAAGAAGAAGTTCTTAATATTAAACTTGAAATTATTGCATTTTTAAGATATTGTGTTGGTTTATTTGGCGATGACTTTTATATTGAAATTGCCGCCGCAGACTCAAAAGATCAAAAAGTATTTAATCAGAGAATTAAATCGATTGCAGAATCTCAGGGAATTAAAATTGTAATTGGTTCTGACGCACATTATCTTACAGCCAATGAAAGAGAGCTTCATAAGGCTTATCTTAATTCAAAAGAAGGCGAACGAGAAGTAGATAACTTCTATTATTTTGCTCATATGATGGATAATGAAGAGGCATATGGATATATTTCAGATATTTATTCTGAGGAGGATTTCAAGGGATTTTGTGAAAATTCTATGGAGATTTATAATAAAATTGAAAGTTATGATATCTTTAGAAATCCAATTATCCCAGAAGTAAAAGTAAAAGATTATTATCCTCAAATTGATAATTCATTGTCAGAATATCCGACATTATTTTCACTTAGAAGCAGTAATGAAATTCAGGAGAGATATTGGGTAAATGAATGTCTACTTGCTTTAACAAGAAAAAATCTTTCTAATTTTACTTATCTTGAAAGACTCGAAACCGAAGCAAGAGTAATTAAAACAATTGGAGAAAAACTTGGAGATTGTTTGTTTAAATACTTTAATACTTTCCAGCACTTCATTGATTTGTTCTGGGAATGCGGTTCTCTTGTAGGGCCTGGAAGAGGTTCCGCAGTATGTTTCTTATCTAATTATCTTTTAGGTATTACACAGCTTGACCCAGTGGTTTGGAATCTTCCTTACTGGAGATTTTTAAATGAGGATCGAGTGGAGCTCCCTGATATCGACACTGATTTAACCCCCTCAAAGCGTAAAAAAATCTTTGAAGCAATTCGTAAAGAAAGAGGAGAACTTAATTGTGTACAAGTTTGTACTTTTGGTACAGAAGGAACTCGTTCAGCTATTGCCGCTGCATGTCGTGGTTATAGAAGTGAAGAATATCCTGATGGTATTGAAGTAGAAACAGCTCAGTTTTTAAGTGGTCTTATTCCAATGGAAAGAGGTTTCCTGTGGTCAATTCATGATGTAGTTTATGGTAATGAGGAGAAAGATAGAAATCCCAATGAAACTTTTATAAAGGAAGTAAGTAAGTATCCGGGACTGTTAAAGATTATTCAATCCATTGAAGGACTTATTTGCAAAAGAGGACAGCATGCTTCTGGTGTAATTCTTTATAATAATTCTCCTTATGACACTAATGCATTAATGAGAAGTCCTAATGGAGATTTGACTACACAGTTTGATCTTCATATGAGCGAGCAGTGCGGCGACGTAAAATATGACTTCCTCGTTACTGAAATTTGCGATAAAATTACTATTTGCATTGATATGTTACAGAAAGATGGATTTTTTGAAAGAGATTTAGGGTTGAGACAGGTTTATGACCAATATCTCCATCCAGCTGTATTAAACCTTGAAGATAATCGTATGTGGGATGCGCTTGGAAATGGTACAGTAATGGATGTATTCCAGTTTAGCACTGGTGTAGGATTGGCAACTGCAAAACAAATTAAACCAAGAGATCCTGTTCAGTTAACTTCTGCTAATGCTCTTATGCGTCTTATGGGCGAAAAAGGCAAAGAGCGTCCTATGGATAGATATTGCCGCCTTAAGAATGATATGCAATTATGGTATAGAGAGGTAAGAAATAGAGGATTATCTGAAGAAGAAATTAAAATTCTTGAACCATATTATCTTCCCAACTTCGGAACGCCCTGTAGCCAAGAGGATCTTATGGAAGTATGTATGGATAAGAATATTGCTCATTTTACTCTTGCTGAAGCAAATATGGCAAGAAAGATTGTGGCTAAAAAGCAGGTTAAGAAAGTTCCAGAGCTTAAAGAGAAGTTTATTTCTCAGTGTCCAAATAGAGTGCTTGGAGAATATGTATGGGAAACAGTCATGGAGCCACAGATGTCATATGCATTTGCAAAACCTCATGCTCTTGCATATAGTTTCGTAGGTATTCAAACTCTTTATCTTGCAACAAATTTCCCAGAGGTATTTTGGAATTGTGCTTGTCTTATTGTAAACGCCGGCGGTGCAGAACTTATGGATGCAGATGATGTAGATGATGATGAAGAAGAAACTGAAAAGAAGAAAAATAAGAGTGTAAACTATGGTAAGATTAGTACGGCAATTGGAGAAACGCAGAAAAAGGGCATTTCAGTATTGCCGCCAGATATTAATCGTTCTTCTTTAATCTTTGCGCCCGACCTTGAACAAAATTCTATTGTATATGGATTGAAGGGTATTACAAGAATTGGTACACAACTTGTTTATGATATTATTTCAAAGAGACCTTATACTTCAATTGAAGATTTCTTAGGAAAAATTAAGGTTAATAAAACACAGATGATTGCACTGATTAAATCTGGAGCATTTGACTCGTTGTGCGGTAATCGTGAGGCGGCGATGAATGATTATCTTGAGCTGATTGCAGATAAGAAGAAGAGAATTACTTTACAAAATATGCAGAAATTAATTGAACTTGATTTAATCCCAGAAGAATACTCTTTTGAAGTTAAAGTATTTAATTTCAATAAGTATATAAAAAAGTTTAAGGAAGGTTCTGATTATCGACTTGACTCAATTGCCATGAGATTCTTCACAGAAAATTATGACGATAGTGTGTTAAAAAATGTTGTTGTAAATGGTGATGAACAAACAGCATTAATTTCTCAGTCTACTTGGGATAATACTTATAAGAAAGCTATGGATCCAGTTAGAGATTGGATGAAGAAAAATCAGCAAGAAATTCTGAATACACTCAATGCAAAACTTGTAGAATTGGTTGCAGAAAAATATACAGAAGGAAGTATTAGTAAGTGGGAAATGGACTCTTTAGGCTTCTATTATCATGAACACGAGCTTAAAAATTTAAAGAACGAAGTTTATGATATTGTTAATTTCTTTGATTTATCAGAAGAGCCTGAAATTGAGCGTTCTTTTGAAAAGGATGATAAAAAGATTAATATGTATAAAATCTCTCGTATTGCAGGAACAGTTATTGATAAGGATAAAAATAAAAGTAGTGTAATTCTACTTACTCCAGATGGTGTTGTAACTGTAAAGGTTTGGAAAAATCAGTATGCAATTTGGGACAGACAGATTGCAAGAAAAAATCCTGATGGAACAAAGACAGTAGTAGAAAAGAGCTTTTTTCAGAGAGGTAATAAATTGATTATTACTGGTATCAGAAGAGACGACAATTTCATTCCTAAAAAATATAAGAATACTGAATGGCCGCTCTTTGAAAAAATTATTGAAATGAGTGACAATGGATTTATCACAGAAAACCAAACAGAACGTACGGAGGTAGATTAATGGCAAGTATTTATTTATATGATATAGATCTTCTTCATAGCAAGAAGTTTGAACCTCCGAACCTCGAACTTATGAAAGTTTTTAATTACCATTATCAGCGTGGTGATATTGTAAAAATGGGAATGCCAAAAGAAAATAACTTAGGTAGATATAATCAAATTATTTATTTTAAAAATAATCCTAAACAAGCCATTCCTAAACATTTATCTCTAAGTGGCGAGCAAGTTCAAATTTATGGCTATGGATTTTATCGCAAATTCACGCCATTAAAACCAGAAATTGCCGCCATGCCACCAAGCTATTTTCCGTATACTGGAGAGGTAGAGGGAAAGATAAAAAATCTAATGCAATTTAAGCAGATAGAAAGAAATTCTTTAATAAGAATAGAGAATAATGATTTCACAGATTTTAAAAAAAATTGTACTTATATTTATGTTGTAGACGAAAATTTTTTGTATGTACCGAATGCAGAAGATTTTGTAAAGGAATATAAGAAAGATTATAATATAAGATTTCTACATCCTTTAATTGCAAAAGACGAAGAAACATTTAGAAAATTTTTCCCTATCACTAATATAAGTGATAAACGAATGATCGTAAATTTTGAATTCTCAAAAGATTTCTTTGAAAATTATTATTATGAAAATATATTTTTCGCCGCCGAGCCAAGGAAATCTGATATGAATCCAAGTGTCTATCTTCAACGAATTGTAAAAATGATTCTTATTGCTAAGCATGATGGAAAAAGAATACAATTAACTCATCAAAAATTTAATCAAATTGATTTACGAGCTATTCCTTTGTTTAGTTTATGGGAAGATATTTTTAATTGGAGTAGAAGTAAAGGGCAAGAGTCCTTCTATGAATTCTATGGAAAGAATAAAGATATATCGACACTTGAGGATATGGTTGCATCCAAAAGAAATCTTCGTCTTCTTTTAAAACAAAATCCCAAAACTTTGGACACTCGTTCCATTGACTTTTGGGAATAATTATGATATAATTATATTATAAAAGGAGGGATAAAGATGACCAGATTAGAAACTTTAAAATTTCAATTAAAAGAAAAAGAAACTGAATTGTCAAAAAGCTTACAAACCTTTATCTTAAATCCCAATATTAGTGAGCTAATGACAGAAATTTCAAATATTAAAGCAGAAATCGCATCATTGGAGGATACAAACAATGGAAAAGAATCAGATTAATTTTTTAGATGAAAATGGAAAGCCGATTCCTCTCGAGGAAGTGCAGAAGGCAGTAGAAGAACTTTATACAGAAATGACAGACAATTGTGATTGTTGTGGAGAGTCTGTATTGGAAATGCTTACAAGTCCTGAAGGTCAAATTGATCCCGAGAAGAGCGTAGATACACTAAATTTCTTAGAAAGATCACTTTATTTATGTGATGAAATAAAGCCTGGTTCCGCAATTAATTTTTCAGATGCAATTAGATTTTGGAATACAGTAGATGATATAGATGAAGTTCCCGTAGAAGAAAGAAAGCCAATTAAGATTTATATTGATTGCCCCGGTGGCGATATTAATGCAACTTTTAGCATTATTGACTCTATTAGAATGTCAAAGACGCCTGTGTGGACAGTTACAATTGGAAGAGGATATAGTGGAGCATTCTTTATCGGAAGTGCTGGTCATAAAAGATATGGTTATCCTCATTCATCTTATTTGTTCCATGAAGGTTGCGCACAAGACGGTGGAGATGCGCACAAGTTCCTTCAGGGCGTTAAGTTTTATGAAAAGCAGCTTTCAATGCTTCGCAAAATTACTTTAAAGCAAACAAGACTTACTGAAGATGATTATAAGAAGCATAGAAAGGATGACTTATGGATGACAGCAGAAGAGGCTCTTAAATATGGGGTAATTGATGAAATTATAGAGGAATTAGTTTAAGGAGGAAAGAAAATAATGAATAGTAATTTAAAGAAAACACTAACAGAAATGCCCGGAACTGATCAGACAATGGAGCAGCTTATTCAGCTTTTGGAGTTACCCGATAATCAATTTAATGCAGTTTATCCAAAAATGAAGAAAGAATTGGAAAAGGCATTTGGATCAAATGCTGTAAGAAAAGAAATTCTTGCTCAACTTGCTTTATCCCCTGTTGAAAACCTTCAGGGAGAGCTTGAAGGAGTAGAAAAAATGATTGCAGAAATTAATCAAGATGATTCGCTGTCTGCAAATAAGAAAGATATTCTTACTGGTATTCTTTCCCAGTCTGCTTCTCTTATTTCCTCTGTAGTAAAGATTCCAAGAGAATTGATTGATGTTAAGGTACAGAAGATTCATGAAGATGCAGTTATTCCAGAATATGCACATACAACAGACGCCGGTGCAGATATTTATGCGATTGAAGATATGGCGGTTAAACCTCATACTACAGTTCTTGTTAGAACTGGTTTAAAGGTAGCAATTCCTACTGGTTATGAAATTCAGATTAGACCTCGTAGTGGCATGAGCCTTAAGACTGCTATGAGAGTTGCAAATACTCCTGGCACTATTGATGCCGGCTACCGTGGAGAAGTTTGTGTAATTATGGAAAATACTGGAAATCTTACTTATAATATTTCTAAAGGAGATAAAGTTGCACAGATGGTTATTATGCCAGTACCAATGATTAACTGGATCGAAACAAATGAGCTTGATAATACAGATCGTGGTGAAGGCGGATTTGGTTCTACAGACCAGGAATGATGTAAATGGCAAAATTCAAATATGAAGACATAAAAAAGGAAGTTGAAGACGCGGGATGGTCTCTGTTAACAGAGACCTATACCAATTTAAAGACCGAAATGCACTTTAAGTGTCCTGAAGGACATAATAATTATTATTCTTTAGAAAAATGGCGGCGCGGCCATAAGTGTTTAACTTGTGAAAATAATCCATTAAAAAATGTGCCTATTTCTCCAGTGAAGAAAAATGGTTATAGAATACTTGCTCTTGATCAGGCTAGTATTACAAGTGGATATGCTATTTTTGACAATGAAAAGCTCGTAACTTATGGTAAATGGAGTTCCAATGGAAATCATAGTACAGAAAGAATTACTCAAACAAAAGCTTGGGTTGCCTGCATGATAGATAGATGGAAACCAGATTTAGTAGTTCTTGAAGATATCCAACTCCAAAAGTTTGGAACAGTAAGTGGACAAGAGAATGAAGGTGTCATTACCTTTAAAAAACTCGCCGCCTTACAAGGTGTTTTAAAAAATTATTGTTTTGAAACAGGTATTGTATATAAAATAGTACCGCCGGCAACATGGCGCGCCCACAGTGAAATCAAGGGAAAACAAAGAACAGATAAAAAGAAAAATGCTCAATTAAAAGTTAAAAAACTTTATGATATTAGTGTCACTCAAGATGAAGCAGATGCAATACTAATTGGAGCATGGGCAGTCCACGACCATAATCAATCTAAAATAATTATGTTTGAATAAAGAAAAGGGAGCAGAAGTCTGCTCCCTTTTTATTTTACTTTGTAAATACACCATATAAAATTTTCTGAACAATCAAAAGTATCGTATAAAATCCCATCAACTACACAAGTAATATGTCCGCGCATCGTTATCAGCCATCTTCCGTCAAGCTTCATATTCATGAAATCTCTTATTGTCTCCGTTTTTCGCGGCGGACAAAATCTTTCGTAGCGGTCAGCAAGAAAGTCATTTATAAACTCCACTTCTGAAAAAGTGATCCCCTGCAATCTACTATATTCAGATAATATTTTATACGTTTCGTCCCATGATTTTTCTGTGGCAAGTGATATCGCTCGTACTGTGCAATCATTTACATTGCGTCCCAAAGGATTGGCATTATAATATTCCCACATTAGATTTTCTTCATTTTTTCAAGATGTTTTCTAATAATTTCTTTTTCCTTTGGTGTTTCTGCAAATTCAGCAATTGATTCTACAAACATACACACTGCCGCCATGGCCATTTCAATACCATCCATCATGCGAGTATCATTCTCTCCATGGCGATATCTATCACGACCTTCATTATAGGCATCCATGCCTTCCATCATGCGCTCCATATAGCGTTCAGAACGCTCATCTAAGAAAGGATAGTTATTGTATCTTCCTTGCGCTTCCCATGTGCCGCCATGGCCACTTCTATTATCATAACCTCTGTTATCATAACCTCTGTTGTCATAACCACCATGCATCATTGGATCATAATATCTATCATATCCATCATTCATATAGCGTCCTCTACTATCTCTTCTCTGAGGCATACTATAGTCACCTCCTTGCTCTTCTTTAATTTCGCTCTCATAATATTCTGCTTCTTTGATATCTTTATAAATATCAATTAGTTTATAAGTAGTTTCTAAATTAGAAGCACTTAAACCTTTTTCAGCAATATTTTCAAGTTCTTTTTTAACCTTTTCCATTAACTTATCCATACATTATCCCTCCGCACCACCAGCAGCTGCAGCCTCAATAGGAAGAGCTGGTGCGACAAGAGTTCTACCACAACAGATTTTTTCAGTAATTCTGAAAGCGCCTGAAGCAATACTTGTACAAACAACTACTGGATATTTTCTTCGATATTCAATCTGTCCCGCAGTAACTTCTGAACCACAGCAAGTCAATAAAGGATACTCTGTTGTATCGGTACCAATTGTAATCACTACAGTTGCCGCGATGGTTGTTTCATCTGGAATCTCTTGTGCTACAATTAAACAATACTTTTCTTTATTGCCATATGAGCCGGCAGGAATATTGATAGTAAGAGTATCTCCTGCAAAAGTTACCGCTTGTGAGAGAATTACTCTCTCACAAAGGTATTTTGAATTATTGGGGCATCCCATATAGCATCCCCTCCTTAACAGCCGCAGCCGTTACCGAATCCGCTAAAAGGCTGAGGATAAGTTGTATAAGGTGAGCAAGTTAAATAAGCTGGCTTAGGACAAGGCTGTAATTGCTCGATTAAAGCGCGTGTCTGAGAGTTTTGTGAAAGCTGGAACTGAGCAGACTGAAGTTCTGTTCTAAGTTTTTCCATTTCAGACTGAACAAGATGATTGATAATTCTATCGGTATTCTTATCAGCATTAGAAATAATGTCGCAAGTCTGCTGAGCAAGAGCATACTTAATGTTCTCCTGACCTCTACCAAGATCGCAACAGCAAGAAGCAAGCTGATTCTGAAGAGCATTAAATCCTGTCTGAGTTGTAAATCTATTTTCTGTGATTGCCTGTCTTGTATCGCAGCAACAATCCTTAAGATTGTAATTTGTCTGGGCGATAGCTGCGTCTATGCCGCTAAATCCCTGACAAAGAGTTGACTGGATACCGTTAAAGCTCTGAAGATTAGCTCTATCAGTTGCACAGAAACCTTGCTGCATCTGCGTACCAAGATTTGTAATACCAAGATTTACACTATAGAAACCATCACACAAACCTCTCTCTAAACCTCTCTGTCCATTATCTAATTGATTAAAATTGAATGCATCTGTCATTGACTGTTGTGTGGCTGGTGTGCAACATGGACTATAACCGCCGTAGCCTCCACCAAAGCCACCAAGACCTGCTGGTACTACCACTGTATTCACACCTCCACAATCGTTGCCGCCATTTCCGCCGTAGCCGTTACCAAAACCTCTACCGCCCATAGCGAAGAAAAGAATTAAGATAATTACCCACCATGCGCCGTTGCCTCCAAACATACCGTCGCCATAATTACCTCCGTTACCACCTTCTCTAAGTGCCAACGCATCTGCTACTGTAAGACCTTTTTCCTCCATAAACAAGACCTCCTTTAAATTATAAAATTTTTATTTTAAATCGCAATTACTTTAACATGGACATGAAAGCATTAAATTCCTGACCAAAATTTTGTCCTCTCTGTCCAAAAAAGTTTTCTGCGATTTTAGTTACACTATTAATATCTCCTTTTTGAGCATATCCAATAAGCTCATTAATCATCGGATCATTAATTCCGTTATTTTGTACCATAGACATTACCATTTCTTGCGGGTTGCGGCCACGCAAAAGAGATATAAACTGCATTGGATTCATATTCATCATACTGACCACTCTCCTTTATTCTTCTTTATTAGATTTTGAAGCTCTCCTACTTGCTGCTCTATTTTATTAAATCTGTTATCATATTTTTCAAACTGTGCCGCAAAAGGATTATCTTCTTTCTTTTCTTCTGATTCAGGCTGATTCTTTGTTGTGTCAAAAGGCATTATTTTATACGCCCAAAACATTGGATTTCCATTTTGCATTGTTTTAATATACATAAGACCTTCTTGTAAACAAAGAGCAACCGAAACGCCTGCACCCACAGGAACGTTTGCAACCTCAAGTGTTGAATTGATGTTGTAAACATTTCCTTGTGGCTGAGGGAATAGAGGTTGGACATTTTGTTGTTGAAACTGCGTTGGTGGCGCCGTGGCAGTTGTAGGGTTATAAAAAGCTTGTTGATTTTGATTTGAATAATTAAAAGACATTTATCATCACCTCTCTGTTGTCTTTTATTTTTTTTATTTTTTATCTTTCACTAATATGGTAGATTTTTAAGAAAACTTTTTGAATAAAAAAATGACAAGACGAAAAATTTCTACTTTTTACACAAAAGTATAATTTTGTCTTGTCATAAAATTTTGTATAATTTTTATAAATCATTTAATAAAAGGCTCTAATAAAGAAAGTTCACCAAGAGTAAGATCTAACTTTTCCAATTCATCTAATGAAAAATATATATCTGGAATCTGAATATCTAAGGAGTTCATTTGATGCATTAGTAAATAACATTCATTAATCTTCTCTGAAGAAATCTTAAAGCCTCCTTGTTCATTCATGATTGGATTACCAAATTGGTCTTTTTCAAAGTAAGGTTCGCAATTTAATTTAATCTGCTCTTGATAAATTTCTTCTTCTTCCTTTATTGCTTTTCTTATTTTTATAAATTTATATTGAATATGAATATCAAATCTTTTTTTTGATAATTGATCAATTAAAGCGTCGATTTGATTTAATTTATTTCTATTTATTAACACAATAACATCACCCACAAACTTTAGAATTATAATATTTCATATCTCCATTAACCTGTCGAAAAAGAATATAATCATTATATCCAGCAATATAGTTTCCTCTTAAGTTATAGATTGGTTTTCCAGTAGCGTAAACAGAATAATCGATCCCGCTATCTGGACGATAACATATTCCAAAAGCCCAAGGAGTATATAATAAATATCGTCTATATTCTCCATCTGTAACATTATATATTGGTATTTGCTGACAAGCATGCACAATAGCTCGATAAAAAGGATCGTCTGTGCTGCCATACCAGCTTCCATATAATTCTGGACGTTTTAAATTATTGTACACCGCCTGTGCATAAGATAAATCAAAACTCGAAGAAAGTTGTTTATTCATCCATACATTTTTTTCTGCAAACTGATTTGCGGGCAGTGCAGCAAACCATTCTCCCATATTATTTCCGCTACGAGATTCTCCAATCATTTTTGCTCTAAGCAATTTTGCGTAAGCAACTGCCGGAAGATTGCCTTTACTAGTAAAATTTAATTCTCGAGTACAAAGAACTACTGCTCTTCGAAGCCCATCATTTGCATTTACATCACTAATAGAATTTGGATATGGGCCTATCCAACTATCTAACATCAATTTATTAAAGTAAGCATTAACTGCATCTGGATTCATATTCTCTACAAAAGCTACTCCAGAAGAAGATAAAGCCACTTGTCCCGAAGCAGAAGATGAAGAAGTAAAAACAGGTCTTTGCAAACAAATTAAATAACTTAAACTATCTGTTGTTTTATAATGTAAGTTTGCTCCATCTTTATCTGGAACATAAATTCCATTTTTCCACAATAGGTTATCATTTACACTTACTTCTCCATTATTTATAGAAAAAGCTTCATTAATTTTTGAAAAATCTGTTATGTGAGGAGTACCAGATGGACTATTAAAACAAGTATTTCTGTCTGTACTTCCAAGAGTATGGCTATAGCCGTCGCCATAAGTGAAGTCTAAATGTAATGCAGAATAACTTGAATAATGTCTATTTGTGTATCCGATTAATTCTCCTCGTTGTATAAAAGTTTCTCCATCTGAATGAGTAAAATCTGGTATTCCAGAAGCATTAATTGGGCCAAAACTCCCTGGTCCTGGAGTAATATCAATTCCAATATCATTTTTTATTATATTGGCAATTCTCTCAGATACACCACCCATTTCAAGATAATTGATAAATATTGGGCCATGTTCATCATGACGGTCTGTTTTTACTATAACAACAAGTCCGGCTTGCTTTTCACTATTTCGACAAGCTATAGTAGTAATCGTTCCATCGGTCATTGAGTAAACTGGTTGGTCTGCCCCACAACCCCAGTCTAATTTACTATATCCGTGTGATGAATAAGAGTGAGGACGCGCGTTTGCCGGCGCGTCCCCGTTAAGATAATTTATTGCATAATCTCCAAGTGGATGATAATAATAATTTGCCATTACCTTCAACTCCTTTAACTAAGCGGATCTATTAAATAGTATCCACTGGTGTAAGATGAGCTTCCCATTGATCCTAATGTAGTGATCATATCCAATAGAGACTTATCCATAGCAAGATTACCGTCAGAAATCTGGTACATCTTGCCCCAATCCATCCACATATAACCAGAATTTGATAAAATAAATTGAGGATTTGAAACCCTAATTTTATCGGGCAATAACTTAAAATCTTTCATATTAAGTTTTTTACCATAGTAATTTAATAATTCGCCGCCCATATAAAGATAGCCATTTTTAAGTACAGTAATAATATTATTATATACTATTTGACCGCCACTATCTTTACCTTTTAAAGCAATTGTAAACACACGTTCAGCTCCAGCTTGTGCTTCTGCCGCGGCCTCTTTAACATCTGGATTATAAATAACACTTTGATCTAAATCTTCATTATTAAATACTTTATCAAGAGATTTTAATAATGAAATATTTCCATTTGAAGATAGATGTACTCTATCTGAATGCTCATAATTTTTTGAAATTGTATAAATATCAATATATTGAATAGGCACTCCTTGAATTGTTTTTTCGGCTAAACTTTTTATTGCATTGTTCCTTTTTTCTATGTTCACATTTGTAATTTCTTTATATTCATCAATTATTTTTTCATCTGCTGCAATAATTGAAACAACAGAAATACTATTAATTTCCTCTGCTAAGGCAGCAACATTAGAAATTAAATTTAAATACTCGTCAACATAAGTTTCATCAGTGTCATCCTCTTCATATGGATCATTCATTCCCAAAAAGAAGGCTAAATTTTTCTTTCCTGCTAATGGAATATTTTCAATCTTAATTGTTTCCTCAGAAAATCCTGCGCCAATAACTCCATATGCATTTTTAAATGTTTCACCAGATATTGTTATATTATTTAAACCATTAGTAATGGAATCTCCAATTATAATGAAATCATCAGCATAGATATTAATTCCGCCACTTCTGTTTCGCATATATGTTGCGGGGCTCTGAATCTCATTAGAAGGAGAGATCGTATATTCGTCCTGCAGTCCTGCTTTATTATTAATGAATATTCCAACTTCTTGCGTTTCTATATCAGAATAATCCGTTTCAAAAGATTCTCCCGTGTATTCTTGATTTCTCCAATAGTTGTATTTAATACCATCTATTTGTCCTTCTTGAAAATAAAATAATTGTTCTATCATTTCTACTTCATTTCCAATTGATAATCCTACAATATCATAGTATTCAACAGGAATTTTATTCTGATCTTGTGAGTATGTTTTCAAAGAGGCATTTGTATTTTTTGCGGTACAAAACATTAACTGTTGTACACTACCTTCATAAACAATAACATCAGAGTCAAAGGTGTCTGTTTTAACGCTCTGGAATAAATATAAGGTCTCCCCTGTACGAAGTATTCCATTTCTATTTTCCAATATTGCAAGAATATTTGACAAATAAATTCGACCATTTTGAATATCTAAAGTGTTTAATTCTTCTTTTGTTATTTCATAAGAAGTAAAAGACATTGCGTAAGCCGCCCATTGGGATGGGTCTAATTTCTTAACTGAGTTTTGATTTGTTTTTTGATATTCAATATTGTAGTTTTTATTAGTTAATTTTACATCAGTCCAAATTTCTAAATTCTCCGCTTCAACAATTTCAAAATAGAAGTCTTCTTCCTCTTGTATCAATGTCTTCCCTACAACAATTGTTCCTAAGCCATTAATATCTTGTGTTTTAATAAATTCATTATAGTAACTTGTATATCTTTCATTGTCTGTAAAGTAAAATGCATTCATTTTTTCAATGGCCAGAGCATTATTATAATTATAGACATAAACTGTATTTAAACTTTGACCTGTATTCTCTCCGTCTAATACTTTGTTTGTAATAAACATTTCTCCCGTTAGAGACAGTCTTGCAGAATAGTCGCCCTCTTCTCCGGAATAATCTGATGCTGTTTCAGTTTTGAAAATAGCTTGGCCTTTATCATTATACAAATAAAAACCAATATTCTGATCAATTAAATCCAATTCAGTCTTATAATCGCCAGAGTAATTTCTATTGTTATCGTTTTTAAATTCATATCCCGCGCGCAAACGAACATTATTATTTTCAATTAAGCTTAAACCATATTTATTAAATCGGGCAAAATCAACTAAACCATTTGTGCTTGTTGCAGGGTTACGATAAGCATTTAAACCATCTTTATCCCATAAGAAATAAATATAATTTCCATCAACAATTTGAATTTTTGAGGCATCTAATTGTCCAAATTTAATGTAATCGGCGTTAATACCATTAGGTCCTACGCCAATATCCCAAGTTTGTCCATTATCTTTTGTAAATAGTAATCCTTCTCCATTTAGTTTATAGCCCAACGCAGTATTATTGATATTTTTACCCTGTACGCCCTCATCATCCATGACAATATTTTCACTATAATGGTCAACGAGAGTTATGTCTCCATCAAATAAAGTACCTTGCAAAGCTTCTTTTGAAATATATTTTGTTGCGGTAAAATTAGAGGCTCTTTTATATGTGTTCTCATTAAATGTTAAAGATTGTACAGAAGCACTAATTGATTCAAATAATTCATCAAAAGAAGAAGTATAATTCTTTACTTCAATTGAGTTATTCATTGGATTATCCAAATCATCGGTTACACTTGAAATAAGAACCTTTTGCTTATTAGGTAAGCCTGTCTTTTGACTAATACCAAAGAAATCTATATCTTCAACATAAGAGGTATCTGCAACGTCAAAATTATAGTCTTTATCTAGTGTACTTAGATCTATAACGCTAATATTATAAGTAATTTTAGGCTGAGAAGAATCGTTCAATACACTTACCGCCGCCCAATAATACTCATTATCCGTAAGATAATTGTCGTCTGTCCATGTGCCCTCTTTTAAGAATGGCTCATATTTTTTATAAAAAATTTCTGAGATATCATTAATTTTATTTAACCATTTAGCACGTTCTTTCTTCCAGACATTCACTTGCTTTTTCATGTCTGCATACTGGCCAACCTTACCATTTATTGGGTATAAATACTTATCCAATATTTCTTCTTTGAACTTCTCCCAACTTGAAAAATAAGGAACATAATCTGAATCTTCAAATCCATCAATGAAAAGTCTCCAGAAATATTCCCCTTTGCAAAAATTATCTTGCGCCGGCGCGCCAAAATAATCACTTGCATCTGAGATCCTTATTTGTACGGGCGATTCTGGATTTCTAGCATCTGTGAAATAATCTCCAGTAAAGAATAAAGTTTCAATTAATCCCCAGAGGATTGTAGATTGTTCCTTCATTTTTGTCAAGTAATTTTTGTAGGTATCAGAAATTGTATATTCATGTTCTCCATCTTTATAAGAAGAAACTTTAAATTGATACATCTGCTGACTTATTTTTTGTTTTTCAACAAGTGAAGCTGTAACTCCTTCAATATTTGTAATGTTTTCAGCTTCTAATTGTGTCATCGTCTCTCCCGTTAAATTAATTATTAAATTACTTAATTTATCATATTGAGTATTATAATAACCAATAGTAGGCAAGAAAGCAAAGTCACCTTCTTCAATTCCAAATAAATCTCTTGTTATTTTTTCTGCATTTAGTATTCCCATTTTTGTATAATATGAGAAATCTAAAATGTAGGATGTTTTTGATAAGTTATCTTCTGCGGTTTGAATCGAACAAAGCCCGGTCTTAGATAGCTCGCTATCAACATCTGCTACGAAAAGTTTTGTTGTTAATGCAGATGAATCAACTGTCCTAGATATGTCTTTTAAATTTTTCTCATATCTAAATCCAAGTTGATTTATATTTCCTTTTTCAGTAATGAAGAAAACATGTTTCTTCATTTTACCATTATCGTCTAAAATTACTTTTCCATTTTTATCAAATTCAATATAGAATTGAGGATAAATTTCAAAGACCTTGCTTAATTCTTGAATTATATTAAATCTATTTGATTTTTCCGCCGCCAAAGTTCTAATACGACGAGGATGTTTTTCCGTTGAAAAACGATAAGGACAATATCCTAATTTTTGATAAACACACTCTTTCTTGTATTCTCCATTTGTTCCGTAACAACAATCGCTCCATCCATTTTCAAATTTTGCAGAAAGCGGATTATAATACTCGCAATGATTTAAATCAATGTATGAAGTAATAATTTTTAAATCATCTTCGGTGTATTTGGTTGCGTCAATTGCTTCTAAATAATCTTTTATCTTAAAGGTGTCTTTATATTCATTATTTCCATATTTAATATATTCAATAAAGTATTTATTATGTCCATATGCATCACCAAGAGTTACATCAGTTTCTAGCAACAAATCACATTCTCTTACTGGTGTGGCGGCGATGCCATTTGAAAATGTGAAATTATTTTTCATTATATCAAAATCTCGACCAGAATATTTATATGTAAAATAGTTATCGTTATAAGACATTACTCTTTTATTGTTGCTATCTATTTCTTTAGCTCTAACGGTAGTATAATTTTCTTGAATAAAATCGTGACCACGAGTATATGCTTCCATTAGTTCTAAAGAGTAAAGATTAAGAGAATTTCTCAATTGAGAAAAACTTAAATTACAATTGTAAGATTTTTTATTTTTATAAATAATAAAAGGATTAATTGCCTCAAGAAAAGCCTGTAGACTTCTATTCTTAGAAAGTATCATTATATAACCAGTTTCAAATTGTTTAACATCAAAAAAGAGAAGATAATAATCTTTTCTATTTTCATTAAGAATAAATTCTGATAAACTATATTTTTTATAATCTTTAAAGTCATCTATTGTAATTTCTTGTTTATTTTCTTTATTATTTTTTATCACTATTTCATAATCCTTTTTTAATACTGCACATGCAGTCATAGGAAGTCTTTCCCAGCTATCTTCTGATATAGGAGAGTGACCACTGTTCCATCCACTTTCTCCCTTACCGAGTTTTAAATCAAGAATTGAGTCCAACTCTTTAAAAAACTCTTCAATTGATACAACTGTATCATTCATCTTTAAATATGAATAATATGTATCAGTAAGAATCATTTTTGAGGAAATACTAAACTGTTCTTTATGTATTTTTGGTTTAATAATTAAGGTATCTTTGTTAATATCATACTTATCTTTTTCATTGTCAAAAAAATCATTAACAATTTGTCTTTCATCCATACCGCCGCGAAATTTTAATTTATATGCGGAAAAGTTAGTAATATACTCTCTAGGAATAGTAGTATTTGTAGGAACACCAGTAATTGGATCTTTCTCTACTGTAATGCTATTATCTCCATAATCTTGATTGGTAGGACTATTATTATTAAGAGGGTATTCTCCATTTTCTAGTTCTTGAATTATATCATTAAGTGAAACTTGACTAGACTGTCCTCCTTTTATAAATTTATAGCCACAAGTCACAGATGGATCAATTTTACCAAAAATATATTTTTTAGGATTAGATTCTGCTGTTATTGATTTTAAATCACTTAAAACATCTCCATCAAAACCAATTGATGTAATATGTCCCGTTCCATATGTAGAAAATTTTGCTTTTGGATCCCATTGAATAACAAAATATATATTCTTATCAGTTAATTTTTTTCCATCTTGGTAAACGCCAGCATTTAAGAAGAAGCCATTACCATTGTTGGAATCTGCTCCAGCAAGTCTTTTTAATTCATCTAATGTTGTGACCGGCGCACCTTTAACATATTGCTCTAGACAATATAAACCTTGAAAATTATTTTTTTCATCAAAATAAGACCAATAAACACCTTTTGTTTTTTTCTGTACAATAATATTATAATATATTGATTCAATTTGTCTTACAGCTGAATAAAGTGCTTCATTTGTACTTAATTCTCTTGAAGAAGAAGAAAGTAAAAAATAATCAGAAGCGCCACCATTGGCATCAAGTCGATACAACTCTCCAGTCCCATTATCTTCATTATATGCAGATAAATATCGCGAACTAATTGATGTTTTTATGTCATAATCTTGAGAAAGATCCTTATCTGCTCGAATAAAAAGAATAACTCTATTACTTTGTTCAGTTATTTTATTTGATTTAAAAACATTTCTTGTATAGATAGGTTTTCCCAAACAAATAATTTCGTCTTTTTTAATATTTTCAAAATCGCTTTTATTTGTATACCTATCATAATTACTTATACTTAATGTTATCTTTTTTAAAGCATCCGCCATTATTCATCGCCCCCATCTTTATTTTTTTCCAACCAGAAAACACCATAATAAATATCGTTGATAAATAACACATATAAATTACTTCTATTATCTATTCTCTCTTCATTTACAATGGGATTTTCCATTAACGTGAAAAATAAAGGAATTGCGCTAGTAGAATTAGCAGTCCATATTGGAGAAGCAGTATTTAATAAATAACCGTCTTTAAAATTTAAGGTATCTTCTTTTAGAGAAGGATTAGTAACAACATTTCCACTATCATCAATTAGCCCCAATTCTTTCAGATAATCAGAAGAAAAATTATTGGAATTTGCCTCATAAATTCTATAAACAGCATTTTCTACATAATATTCTTTACCATCTTTTTCATTAATACTTAACGTTTCAAATTTAATTCCATTAGTATCTGTTTCTTTATATAATGAAATTTGACATTTATCAATTGAAACTTGCATTTTTTGTGATTCTATGTAAATACCTAAATAAGGATTTTTAATATTTGTCTTTGCTTTAAAAAGTAAAAATGCATTATCTTCCACAGAATCTTCTTTAGAAAAAGCTTCTTCCCAAATCCAATTACCATTCACTTTATTATGATAATAAGTTTTTGTTAATACCTGCTTTTTATCAAAAACACCATCGCGTCCAACGCAAGAAACATTTTCTGCAACCTCAAAAACATCTTTAAAACTAATATAATCAGTTCCATTATTATTAATACCACTCAATTCATAATTCCCATTAATATCAATAGAACCTTGTGCGATATAAACTCTATCCAAATCAGTGTTATAACTTTTTATGAAAGATTGATTTTTATAAATACATTGAGAACTCCATCTTTCATGAGCATTATCTTCTAAAATAGGGTATTCAGATGTTTCTTCATCATTAATACGTCCAACTAAATACCTCCAATCATTATCTGTATAAACATTAATCCATTTTTCAAATTGACTTATTGTCGCGGCATCGTGATCAGAAATCCAAGAGAGCAATAAATCTTTAAACTCCTGTTCGGTGTCATTTATAGTCAAACCAATCTCATTACTGTTTAATGCATTATTATATGTAATCAATGCATTCTCATAATCTTGAGCATCTCTTTCAGTGCAGTTATTATTAACAATATCTTCTCCTGCTTCGTCTTTTGTTCTAAAAACAATAGTATAATCATCAACAACCCACGCACCAGTACAAATTCTTATCGCATAAACTTTATCTTTTTCTATGCCATTTTCCAATTCTGTCAATCCAAAATTTAGAGCATAATCTCCAACTACACTTCCTTCCGCCGCAAAATCATTGCAATTATCAACATTCGGACTTAATAGCTCTAAATAATAGTCGCTAATTTCTTCATCAATGACAGATCCATTTGGATTATAGCTTGTGTCATTTTGGGTTGTACTTTTTACCGATATTTCAAGCAGATTTGCATAAGAGCCAGTATTATATTCTGTTTGATCATTTTGAACTAAAGTTTCCCATCCATCGTTAGATGTAATTTCAGTTCCATTTGTTATTAGATTTCTTGCGAGAGTTGGAGTTATAATACGAGTTTCTTCCATCGACTGTACTCTAAAGTCAATTTCTTCATTGGGAATTTCTTCTGAGTAAAGTGACGAATAATCTTTCCAATCATTATTATAAATTGTAGTATAATACTCTGCTTTTAAATTAAATTCTGTTCTATTAGTAATTGAAATTTTTCTTGCAGCAAACACTTCTGTTTCATTAATTTCAGAAAGATAACCCTCATAATAAACTGGATACCAAGTAAAATCATCAATTGTTGAAGAACTTGGAAGCGCATTGGTTGTATATTTAATTTCGCCATCAATTGCTGTTTTATATTTTTCTGTCTCGGTAATTCCATTTGCTTCTTCAATCATAGGAGAAGTCCAGTGAATTGCCGCCTCACCATTAAACTGCTGTTTAAGCATATTATTCCAATCTTCAATAGAAATTAAATAATGGCAATTATTGTTTGCAATAGTTCCAGATTCATCAATTAATACTTCATCATCATCTTTAAAATAAATAAACTGAATAAAATCTGTTGAATCTTTAGAAGATGGTTGTAAAGCAAAGCCTTTTTGCGTACCATATGGACCATAAGTTGCAGGCTCTTCTGTGGATTTATATGGATCTTCATAAATTGAACCATAAATAAACGACAAATCTGAATAAGGAACATAAATATATCCGCCTATAAGTTCCTCCGCGCCTTCGCTTAATAGATCAAAACCATTACTATTATTATGCGGATCCCAAAAAATTTCATATTGATGAGATAAATCATCTCCAAGTTCTAAAGACCTATTTTCTTTTGTATATACATTTGTGATAGTAAGTTTCTCTTCTTTCTCTTTATCCGATAAATTCTTATATTCTTCTGCCTTAAGATCAGAAATACTAATAGACAGCCTTATAGGATAGCCTTTTATACTGCCGCCGAATTGTTCGAGAGGAATCTTATAAAATCTTTCTTCTTTAAATTCTGTAAAATCTCCCCAGTTAAAATCAGCTCGATAATCCCATATACTGTCTTCTAAAATCTCTTCCATAAAAGGTGTAATTTCATCTACACTATTATATACCTGTTCATCAATTAAAATTTCATATCCAGTTCTAGACAGCTCATCAATAAAACTATCTTGACAAGTAAATGATTTAACTATTGATTTAAATTGTTTTTTTTCACCAATAGATTTAATATAAAACTCATACCAGCGCCCATTATAATTTAATTTTAATTTTTGCTCATTATATAAGTCATCAATAAATTCATTTTTTACGTATTCACCAAGATGTGAATCAAAATATTTTACTGGCATATCAAACGTTAAAGTATTTGTACCCTTAATTTCTCTTTTTAATTTAATATTGGTTGCACGACCCAGATAATCCATGTCGTGCGCGCCAATAACCATTCCTTTTTTCTCAGTCTTAATACCTTCAGAACTCAATTCTTCATTCCAGATACTTAACTCATATTCTTTTTTAAGAATAGCCACTCCTTTCACCTCTTAATAAAATAATGGAGTATATTTAATCTGTGCATTATTTAATATATCTGCATAGCCCCAATATAAAGGCGGGAAGTTTGCCCAAATGTAGTTACAAGCATACCACCACCATTCTTCTATTGTGCCTTTAATTTCAACTGATATACCATTAATAGTGTGATTTCCTTTTTGTAATCTCCATATTTCATGTATTGTTTTCAAAAATTTATATTCATTTTGAATTTCTTTAGTTCGATAAAACTCATATGCAAATTTATCCACATATTTTCCATCTGAGCCGATTCCGTATTTTTGATAAATATCATCTGTTCTTAGATTTAAATTTTCAAGTCCAGATTCTTCTAAGAATTTTGCTTCTGCTATTTTATAAACATTATCAAAGAGTACCTGTATAGGTTGTTTTTCACCGTTGTCGCTACCATAACCCCAATCAAATGAGCGTGCATCCAGCCATCGTTTACCTCCCCAATTATCTTCGTCACAAATTGGTGTGATTTCAATTAATGACCAGCCGGGCGGCAATTTAAACCAATGACCTTTCTCAATATTGTCATTAAAGATTTTCTTTGAAGGTTTATAATCAAACCAATTTTTATATGTTTCAATATTATCTTTTTTATATTCTGGGTTAATTATATTATACAACATTCTTTTCTCAGAGTCAAGGAAAAGGGTTATATTTTCAATGCCTTCGGTATTAATGTCAAAGAAATCTTGTGTATACCAGTTCGGCATCATATTGATATTAAATTCTTCTTGGTCATAAAATAACTCAGGATTTTTGCGAATGAATTCCGGCGGCATATGGATATAATTATAAATAAAATCATCAATTTTTTCTTGATTATTTTCAAAAACCGTTGAACTACGATATTTATTAAGGATTTGCTCTTTGAGAGTCTTCCAATATAATTCATATTTCTCATAGTCATCTATGCAAAGATCATAAAGCTCTTCATATCTTTTTGCAATTTCGACTCCTTCTTCAAAGTCAATTCCACTATTTGGAATTAAAGAAGATTGCCAATAAAATAATCTTATATAATGACCGAGTTTTTCTTTCGGAATTGGCTCTGCAATAAAAGTATGGCTAGGATGTTTTTCTTTTAGCTCCAATAATTCAACTGACTTAATTCCATCCTCACTTTCTTCTCCTGGTTGTGCAATTTTAAAGTACTTATTACCATATCTGTAAGCAATATTATCAGCTTCATTTTCAGTCTTTAATCCAGTCCAATCTACTGCCGCGGCAATAGGAAGACGCTGAACGTTAAAACGTCTGATTTGAAAATGTTCACCACGAGAAGTATTAAATGCTCTTTTAATGTTATTCATTCTTAACTCAAAATCAATAGGCAAATCTCCTGGGTTATATACCAATAATCTACTGCCAATTAAAGCATTTTCCTGATTAAGTCCTGTATCCATGTTGATATAATTTGTTTTTGAGTATTGAGATAAAAAGATTAAATCTTGATCATAGTCTAAAGTAGGTGTTACCAATAATTTACTACTTGGCGCCCACTCTGGAACATTGCGGAAATAATCTCTTACATCAATAATTTTTTTACCATCTGGGCTATTAAAATAAAGCTCGCCTGCACGCACTTGTTCAATGGTAGGATAGCCACCTTTCCAAGGAGTATTCATATTTTTATTAACATTATAGTGATCTTTGGTATCTGTATTATAAATCTTTTGTTCTTGTTTTTCATAAGGATTTTCAAATCTATCATCATAATTTGACAATGTGGGAACTTGTAATTGATACTCATCTGCCGCCCTAATAACATACTTATTAAATCCATATGCAAAAGGTTGATAACAAATGAAATTAAGAGTTCCTTCCCCTTTGTATACTCGCTTTTTAGTGTCTCTATCTGTAAAGCATAAACACTTAAATTCTGGCTTAGATTTAAGTTTTGCTCGATAAGTTTTATAAGGTAATTCATCAAAAACTAAATCTTGTAATTTATCTGTTGCAAATAAATTACTAATGCGGCGCCATGTTTTCTCATCGACACTATCAAAAGCTACTTCAACTTTAAATTCTCTATTTCCAAAAGTTGAACCAAAATAATAACTTCCATTACCACCAGGAACTTCTGTTGAATAGTCTTTATTTTCAGGCAATAAATTCTTCTCATATCTATCACTTGAACTTACAACTATCAAATGCAAATCTTCTGAATGAATATTGCCAAAACGAAAGCCAGTAAAATCTCTCATTAACCTCACCTCTTTTAAGGTAAGTATAGGGGAGAAATCCCCTATACTCTGTTTCTCTTATTTATTTAGGATAACTGATGTGCCAATTGGTTTTGCAACATCGACAATGTCTTGTTTAACTCGCTCAATCATTTGATCAACATCATAATCATCACTAATGTTCTCTACATTAATGTGAATTTCGATTGAGGTGTCTCCAATATTTGTAGAAACAGCATTTTCGGCATTTGATGTAGTATTAAAGATTGGTAAATCTGCAAGAAGTTTCGCGGCGGCGCCAATACGAGCAGTATCTTCAGCAGATAAGAATGCCTCAGGTTTATTGGGAGTGCCGTCTACCCAAGCAGGACCAGTATAGTCTACAAATCCACCTTTTTTAAATACTTGGTAGTTGTCAGTATTTGCCCACATCTTTAATTGACCGTCTCTTCCATTCTGTGGAGTTGATTTTAAAATTTCTTCAATTGAATCTATTGCTACTTGTGCGGTTTCATGAGGAGAAATAGTTCCATCTGGCCAAAGTATACCATGAGAATAAGAATTTGCCTCCTCTTTTCGCGCAGCTTGCCAGGCTTGAGATGCTAAATCTTGATTTGAACTATAATTTTTTAAAAATTCCGATAAATTTGTTTTTCCTTTCGCTGCATTGTACATAGATTTATAAGCTTCATCTCGAGCAGTACCAGTTAAGGTTGATTTAGTAAGACTATTATAATTTATTTTCTCAACATTTTCTTCATCATTTAATCCCTGCATTGCTTTCTTAATCTTTTGAGAAGCCTTCAATGCAGTATCAGATATATTGTTTATATTATCAATAGTTTCTTGAGCTTTTTTTTCTCTCTCTGCTTGTGCTGCTTCTTCATTTTTCTTTATCCTATCAATTGAATCTGTAATGGCAGATGCAGTATTGTTCAAATAAGCCTGAATATTTGTCTCGCTCAAAGATAAAAAATCATTATACTCGGTTTCCTCTTGCGCAAGATATGTTGCCCAATCATTGCCTAATTTTTCCCATTCACTAATAAACTTTTCTTGTTGTTCTGTTGTATAAGTATCCCAATCTTTATTATTCTCAATCATCCAAGCAATAATATCTGAACCACCAGTCATATTTCTTAAAATATTTGCAGCTTCACTGATATAATTTTTTTCTTCTAAAGCGATTTCTTTTTGTTCTATTTCTAAATCTCTTACTTCTGCTTGAAGTTCATATGTGCTTTTTAGATTTTCAATAATATCATCTACTTTATCATCAAGTAATTGTTGACGATCATCTTGAATTTCTTCTTCAAGTTTTTTTGTTTCTTTTTCATTGGCTCCAGATGTATCTCTTTGTAGTAAAGCTAATTTCTTTTCTTTCTGTGCCAAATCTTCGTATGCATTTTCTTGTTCTCTAAGCTCTCTCTGTTTATTTATTGCATCTTCTAGTGCACTTAAGTAATCATCATCTGCTTCTTTTAGTGCATCATATTTTTCTTTTTGTATATTAACTTCTTCTTCTGCATTTTCTCTTAAAGTATCTGCTATTGTTTCTTGCAAACTAATATAATTTTCTAATCTTTCTATTCTTTCTTCTTCTTGCTCATCATAAATCTCTTGCATTTGAGATTCTGTTTCTAATAACATTAATCGTGCTTCATTTCCCATTGCGGCCATTTCCATGAGCCAATCGCCCATTTCATCTGAACCACCTGTTTCTGCCCATTCTGCCATATCAAAACTTATTGTTCCATTAGGAAGTTCAGTATAATATTTTTGATATTCACTATTTAAATAAAAATCTCTTAATTGAGTTAATTGTGATTCTGCTGCTCTTTGCTGTGCAGTTAAATTTTCTAATTGAGTAATACGGTTTTGACTTATAGCATTAATTAGCTCGCTTGCGGAAGAAGGGTCTTGTACATTTTCTAATTGTTTTTGTAATTTTTCTAATTCCTTTTCTAAAACAGAAATACTCTCAGTTAAAGCAATAAATGGATCTTGTTCATCCAACCATTCCGCTGTTCCATGTAAAGTTTCTTCATATTCTTTAAGAGCTTCTGTCGCGTCTTCTGTGGCGCCTTGTGCATTATTCATCGCTTCAGTCGCTGCTGACTCATATTCTGTTGCTGCGGTGGCAACGAGTGTATTATATAAAGCATGTTGTTTAACATATTCTGCGGCAGACTCTCTTTCTGCTTCTATCATTTGATCAATTTCTTCTACATTTAAGTTAAAAATATCTTGTCCAAATTGAGCTTTTGCTTTTTCAATGTCAAGGCTAGAATCTCGGATTAGAGCATTAATAACATTTTGAGCGCTAGCAACTTCCCCAAGAGCATCTACTTGATTTCGAATAGTTTCTAACACTTCTATTCTAGCCATCTTTTCTTGATAAATTTCATCGTTTGCTAATTGAATAGATGCAAGTTCCTCATAAAATGCTTCATCCATTGCTTCAATATTTAAAGTGGCCAACATAGTGTCTTTATCTATTGTCAAATATTTTTCAAGATCTTCTCCAAAAGCTTCTTGAAGAGAAGCTAAAGTATCAGAACCTACAAAACCTTGCTCTAAGCTTTCAGAAATTGCAGAAGTAATTGTATCTCCAATTCCGCTTAAAGAATTTAAATCTTCTTTTAATTTGTCATATTGAGCTTCTGGAATTTGTAATGTTAAGTCTATAATACCATGTTTTTCTGAAAATTCCTGCATATTTTCAAATAAATAAGATAATCTTTCTTCATCAATAGCTTCGCCCGTTGCTTCTTCATAGCTTTGAGCAATCTTATCTTTCATCTCTTTTTCATTTGAAAAATTTACTGTAGACCAATCTATTCCAAATAATGCTGAAGCTTCCTCTTCAGTAAGCGAAAGTCCCGACAATAGATTGCCGAATTGTGACTGAAAAATAATTCTTTCTTCTTGGCTCAAATCTTTTATTGTATTTGAGAAATTTTTTCTAAAATCTTCGGAAAATTGCTCTATATATTGAAGATTGGGATCTAAAATCGTTAATAGTCCATCAGAAAGAGTAGTTGAAGCCCCAAAAAGAGTCGCCATTTCCTCTATCGATTTATTATATGCTTCAATATTTTCATCTTCAACAGAAAGTAAATCTTCTTTTATTTCGTCTTCCACTTCTAATTCTTGTATTAATTTTACCCTTTCTTTTATTGTCAGATTTGTTAATTTTGCATAATATTGTTGATCAATATATTTTTGAGTTTCCTCATCATACAAGTCTAGAACAGCTTGAGCTTCTTCTTCTGATATAGCATTTTTATATATCCATTCATTTTTTGCCGCTTGCGCCCTCTCTTCTGCTCCTTCGTCGGTAGATATAGGGTCCCCGTTAGAATTATAATACATCTTATACTCAACGCTATTTTCCCAATCTTGTTCTAAATCGCTCCAGTCTATATTTGAATTATTTTTTAAAGATTCTTTCATTAATTCTTGTACATTTAAGGAAGCATCTGTATAATTTTCTGACATAGCTAAACTACTAGCAGCAATATCCGAAAGTGCGTCATCCATAGCATCTTTTTGTTTGGATATCTCATCATTAAGTTCTGAACTTAAATCTCCTTGTTCAATTAAAGCATCTGTTCCTCTTTTCAATGCTTCTTGATATTTTTTAGCTAATTCTGGATTATCATTTATTGTGTCTATCCATTTTTGAAATACTTCTTCATCAGAAAGTTCATTAAATTCAGTAAAACCTTGGTCAATCATTGCCTTTCGAATAACATTGGCCATATTTATAGAATCATTTATCTGGTCAGGATCTCCTTTTAAATTATCTTTATAGCCCGTCATTACACTCATCAAAGATTCGTTTCCAAGAGCAGTGTCTGCTACAGTAATACCAGGAATTGCCCCCATGGAAATTATACCATTAATCAGAGTTCTACCATAATTCTCAAGAGAAGTAGCAGTTTTATATTCTTCTCCATTCCATTCTGAGGCCACATCTAAATAAAATGCTTCCAAACGGTCCATTCCACTAATTACATTAATTTGTTTTTCAAAATCTTTCACAGTTTTTGCAGACTCACTCATTTCTAACTGTCGCTGTTCTAGTAAAGACATTTTATTTGATTCTACAGCTAGTTGCGCTTTAGATTGTTCTGTTTTGGCTTCAGCATAATATTCTCTTTGTTGATTTTTTGCTTCTTCCCATGCTTCTCCCATCTTTAATATTGCGTTGCCTTGTTCATCATAATAATCAATTAATTGAGGAAAACTTTCAGCAATTTCATTACTTGTACTTATATAATCTTCTTGCTCGTCAACAGTTAATATTAATGCTTCATGATATTCTTTTAATTTTTTCTCATTTTTAGTAAGTAATTCATATTGATCTTTCTGCTTATTTAATTCTGCATTTGTTTCAGATAAAGTTTCATTTAATTTTTCTTGGGCTTCTGTTAAAACTTTTATATTTTTTCTTGTTCTAAATAAAACATTTGCATTCTCTGCTTGTGCTTGTTTTTGTTCAATAGTATTTTGAGTCCATTTAACTAACGCTGCAGCACCAGCTATTAATACTGTAACAAGTATAGAAATTCCCGCCGTTGCTGCTGCCATTGATGCGCCCATTGTTGTAGCAACAGAAATTACCGTAGGAATCATTGCCGTAAGACCTGAAACAACAACATCTCCAAAAACTTGTCCGGGATTTTCTCGCATTACAACAGAAGTTGTTGCGGCAGTAAAGGCAACTGCAAAAGATTGCCCAATAGCTTGCCCTCGAACCTGAGCCATTTGTTTATTTTTTTCTGCATCTCCTAATAAAGCAGCAGTAGAATCAGCTTCATTATTTAAATTTGCTCTTTGCTGTCCGGCATTCTGTGCAGCGTTAAATTGATTTTTAGTTACTCGTTGTCCATTAACCTGAAAACTTTGCCTTTTTCCTTGCGCATCTTCATAATATGCTTTTCCACTTGGTGTAAATTTTATTTGTGTTGCATCTAATTGTAGCTCATCTAAACGTTGCTGGATTAAAGCTAGGTCTCTTAATGCCGGAGTAGGGTTCGCATCTAATTCGATTTTTTCCGCCTCTAGACTTTGTAATTTTTGTCTTAAAGCATTAATTCGAGCCTCTGCCATCTGAGGAGACAAATCTAAAGGAATTCTCATTCCAATTTTATTCATAACACTGTTTTTTACCTTATCGAATGTTGCGGAAAAAACTTTTATAATTCCATTTGTTGAAGATTGTATTCCTCTAATAAAATTCTGAATAACTATTTTTCCTAATGTCAACCAAACAGCACCCAATGCGGCGAAATCCACTAATTCAAATTCTCTAACTTTATCAAGAAGTTTTGTCAACAATACAATTGCATCACCATAGCCCTTGCTATTAAAGAAAGAAACTCTTAATTGCTCCCAACTATTTTTAAGTTTATTTAATTTATACTCAATTGTATCTTGATACTTATTAAATTGTTCGCTAGATTTACCCGCAGAATTATAGGCGGTATTAACTAATTCTATTGTACGCTCATAATTATCCATCATTGCAATAAATCTTGACTGTTGTCTTGAACCAGCAGCAATAGTAGCAATATATCTTTGAGTATTTCTGTCTAAAGTATTCCATTTTCCAGATAACTCTAAAAATACATCATCAAGATCTCTAAATTGTCCACTAGCATCTTTAATTGATACGCCAACAGATTTTAATGCAGTATCAACCTTATTGTAATCTAAATCTTCAAATTCAGAATCAGCCGTGCCAGCTACATTAGTCTTCAACTCAGTAAATCTTGCAATAATAGTTTTCATCGCAGTACCGATATTCTCTGGAGCTTCCTGAGTTGTTTCAATCATCTGTGTTAAGAAAGCAGATGTTGTTTCAAATTCCATACCGGCAGATTCAGCAATAGACGCTGTCTTACTCATCGCGTATGCGATACCTTGTACATCAGCAGCAGCTTTTGCGGCAAGTTCTGAATATACGTCAGTAACTCTTGCACCTTCATCCATTTCCATTTTAAAACCACGAAGGGCGGCGGTCATCTGTGAAGTTGCTTCTGCAAAATCTGTTCCTGCAAGAGTGGCAAGTTTCATAGTATCTTCAGTAAGAGCGAGAGACTCTGCTGTATCAAGACCTTGTTGATAGAAAAGTCCGCTTGCTTCAATTACGCTCTGTGTAGATTGTCCAAGCTCATTGGCCATCTGAGCATACTGCTCGTAGCTGTTCCACATTTGTCCTACAGTATAGCTAGTAACCATGGCGATATTTGCAAAACTCTTGTCCAATTCTTTAATGTCATTAAAAGTTTGAGAGATAATATTTCTAACTGCGCCAATGGCACTACCAATTGATAAAAATGTTTTTACAGCTTGTTTCATGTCATCAAACTTATTATTCATAGCAGTAGTAGCTTCGGCTTGCTCTTTCATTTTTTCAGTAGATTCTTTTGCAGATCTCTCTAAATCTTCTTGCGCTTGTTGTGCTTGTTCAAGTCCTTGTGTCTGTTCTTGAACAAATTGCTCTGTAGCACGTTCTCCTTCTTGAATTTCGGCATTGACTTGTTCTTGGGCTTGTCTAATGGCGCCTAGATTCTGTTGTGCTGCTTGCATGTCAGCATTATCAACAATTTCTTGCCCCTGCTGGCTTAATTCAAACTGTCCATCAATATTAGTTCTACCAAGAGATTGCGCTCTCGTAATAGCGGCATGTTGTTGAGAACTTAAATTATCAGTATAAAAATCTTCAATTTCATGTTGAAAATTATAAAGAAGCTGCGTGGTTTCAGTAAGTTCAATACCATACTCTCCCATTGACTTCTTCATTAATTCAACTGCATCATCTGCCGTCCCACCAGTTCTAACAACTTCTTCTAAAGCTTTTTTATAAGATTCTTGTAATGCGATATTTGTTTTTAATTCATCGATCTGATTTTTTCCATCAGACTTAATTAAATTACCTGCGGCGTCTCTTGCTCTAGCATCATTTTTCCCTCTTTTAACGTTACCTTTCTTTGCGGTCGCTCCAACATCATCGGCAGTTAAGCCTACATCAACTTTAGTATCAATGTACTCTCTACCACTACCTTCTTCCATAGCTTTTGTGCCATGTTTTGCTTTTGCGGCCTTTTCTTTAGCTTGAGCAACTTTTTTAATTGCCGCCTCAAGATCACCTTGAGCTTCAACTTCATCCATAATGGCTTGACGTTCCTTTTGAGTTAGTTTCGCCGCATCAAGTTGCGCGGCGATACTATCTTTTGCAGCTTGTTCTAACTGCCCTTGTTTAGCAGTTAACTTATCAAGCTCTTTTGTATATTTTTGAATTTCAGCGGCATTTAGATTAAAATTTCCTACTTCATTAACCCCTTGTAAACCGACATTGATCTTGCTAAGTGAAGACCCGAGTTTCTCAAATTGCTTTTCAAAATTTGCAATTTCTTTTGGATTTGAAAAGCCTTTTTGAATTTGGGCTAATAAATCAGTTACAAGCTTTTCGGCCTGAGCGATATCTTTATCTACGCCTTTAAATAAAGAGGCGTCTGCGCCGGCATTTGACATTGATTGACGGATTTTCTTTAAACCAGAAAGAACTTCAGCGCCATCAAAACTACTTTGAAATTGTATTTTCTGCACATATGTTTTACCTGCCATTTAAGTCACCTCTCCATTTTTAAAATTATACCAACGACTTGGTTTTACATTTAAACCACTAAAAACTAAGTTGCCTACAGCGGTTTTTGTTTTTCCTTCTAAGCTGTATTTTAAATCATAATTAGGCATAATATTAAAATTACTTGCTCCCTCTTCTACTTGAATTGGTTTCAGTTTAAAGACTCCTTTTGCATTTTTTTCATTGTTTTTAAGATCTTCATCTATATTAACGATAATTTGAGATAGTATTTGAGAAGTTGGAATTAAAGCAAAATTAAAAACATAAAAATTATTGTAAGTTAAATCTTCAGTTTCTTCTAATCCATTTTCCAAATCATCTCTGATTCTAGCAAATCTTAAAAAATGAGGATACAAAACTTGTGTGACATCTATATCTTGAAAACTATCGCTTGCAAGTAAAGTTAAACGAAGATACTCTATTATTTGTTTAATGTTTTTTTCATTGTCCTCTCCTTGAACTGTAAAATATCTTCCTAAAGATTTTTGTGAAAAGGCCATGTCACCAAAAACATCATGTTTTTCATTATAAAAAGACTCGCCTTCTGTTTTAACATTTTTGGAATTATATTGTTTTACTTGTATTCCAATTTTTTTCCCATCTATTATAACCACCACATCATCATGAGCTTGTTGATCAGACTCATTTAATTGTTGTCCATTAACATACACAGCAGTCATTTTTGATTTATTCTCCGTGGTGGTTTTTGCTTCTTCATATTCTTCTTTTGTAAAACCATCAAGTTTTGTTGTCAAAAGAGCCGAAAACAATATTTCGCCAAAAGTACCCTGTATTAATGCCTCTCTATTGCTCTTCCCTACGCCACCAAAAGACGAACGAAGATATGCTTGATAAACATTATTTTTTTCCTTGTCTATTCCAGTTGGATTTTTCTCCATAAATTTTTTCTGATAGTCTTTAAAATTAGCCTCCAATAAAGAAGTCATTTTTTGCCTAAGTGTAGCATTTGTAATATTAGGTTGATCTTTTTTAGACTGGGCCGCACCCATATAGCCTGTAATTAAAGAGAGCATAAGATCCATTAATTTTTCGGCAAACTCTTTTGCAGTTTGATCAGATATTTTTCCTTCTTTTTTAGAAAAATCATCTAAACCAGTTTTATTTGTGGTGTTGACTTCATTTTTTTTATATCTTGATAGAATAACTTCTCCACCACTTACTTCTAAAATCCAAGTATACTCTCTTCCCTCAAAACTTGCCAACTGTTCTTGATAATTATATGTTGAAGTTAATTGCTCTATAGATTCAATCTTTTTCCCTCCTTTTTCTGTTTTTTTCATCCAATCATTTATAAATTTTAAGATTCCTTCGTCACCCCCAGGTGCTTCAGGAATAGCTTTTATTGCAGCCCTTTTCCACATAACTTGATAAACCTTGGTATAAGTATCTTTTATTTTTCCTTTCATCTCTTCTAAAAGTTCTTCTTTTATTCCTTGCCATGTCTTCTTATTTTCATCCTCAAAAATAATTTCTCCACTTTCACTTAAATTTCTAATTTCAGATAAAGCTTTTTCTAAAGCTGATTCATACCACTTAATAACATCAGTAATTAATTCATATACTCCATCTAAATCACCTTTTTTAGGGGTAATTTTTTCAGGATTAATAATAAAAGATTTTTTTTCTTCGTTGAAGTAGCTCTCTATATTGCCAGAAGGGTTTATAAACTTTCTAATTTTTTTTACATATAAAGCGGGAGTAGTTAAATTAGTTTTATTTTCAGATGAAAAGGTTTTCATAATTTGTTTTTGACTTTTGCTTACTAAGTCTTTTATGAAAGCCTGTGAAGAAACTATCTCTAAAATATTTATCCAATATTCAAAATCGTCTCCCCCAGATAATTCTTTTAAATAAGAAAAAACTGATTGCCAACTTCCCTTCCCTTTTTGAGTAATATTACTTTCAAAATTAGTATTACTAAACTGATATAAAGAACCCCCTATTTTTTCTAAAAGCAATTTTTCTTTTTGCCAAGACTTTTCTGCTTCTTTTTTTAACATATTTTGAAAATCTTGCAATGTAGATTGAGAGTCAATAGATATTTTTCCTATATCTTTTTTTCTTGTTTGATTGTCTTTCCATTCTTGTAAACTTAAGAGATTTATAGTACTCTTCTTTTGTTCTTCACTCATTCCTCTTCTCACCTCTCAAATAAAGAAAGCGGTATCTCTCGATACCGCATTAAATATAATCTCCTGTTAACTCTTTATCCAAGAAAGTAATTCTACAAACAGACTGTTTTTCTCTTCTTACATTTTCATCTGGATATCCAGTAAAAAAGAAATCACTAACAGTCGAACTATCATAATTCTTTCCTAATCTCAATGATAAATTAGAAGATAATTTAATCTTTGGTATCTCCAATATCGCAGTGGTTACTTCTCCACTCATCTCATCCTTTACACTCATTTTCCCAGTTAAACTAAGAAAACCATTAAAAAGTCGATCTCCGACTTTTATTACCTTAATCTTATCTTCATACTCAAAAGTATAATCCACATAGACTTCTCTATATGATCTTTTAAAAAATAATCTATTTTCATAGATTTCAAAATCATCTATTCGCTGACCTGTTTCTTGATCATAAACAAAAATAAATTTTTCTCTACTTGGCGGCAAAGGCTTTAACATTAACTCCGGTCTTCGTCCCATTGGTAGCGGCTCATTACAAGGATTACCTTGCACGCCCATAATACAATTACAATGATTGGGTTTATATTTTAAATCTACATAGCAATAATCATTGTCTTCAATTGTATGAACTGTCTCATTATATGAAACTGATTTTGTCTTAGGCATTTCAATCTTTGAATTTGAAAGCAATGCCCAACTTACAGGAGAAAGGATACCATGGGAAATTGCAAAATTCATTTCCTTGTCTGTCTCCCAGTTTATAAGTGCATTATTATGATAACCACCGCGCGCCTGCGTAGAACTTTTTCTTTCTGTAATGTCTGCGATTTCTGCGGTTTTGAATAATAATAATGTTTCATTTGTATTAAATTTTCTTCCATTAAACTCTAAAGGACTATTAAGTCTGATACTTACATCATATAACTCTTTCATACCAGAAAAATTATCCATATTTCTCGCCTCCTTTTTACTCCTATAAATAAAGTAGTTTTTTATTGAAGATACTATAAAAAAATAAGACGGGGCGAGCCCGTCTTATTATTAATAAATTTCGTCATTTGATTCTGGCATATCAACTTTTTCATATTCAATAGGAGTGTAAGTATATTTTGATTTTTGAGGTATAATGCGTGTGCCGCCCTCGTAAATATCTTCTTCAACATCATATTGTTTTAATTCCATCATAATATCATTTGGCGGCACTAAAACATCAACTGACATTGAGAAAGTAGTTGGATCTCCCTCCGCTTCAAGTGTAATATTTGTATCTGTAGTAACATTGGCGCGATAGATTGTGAATTGATATCGTTCATCTTTTCCTGTTTTTTGACTTCTAATATAAGTTTCTCCTACGATACGATATTTATCTGGAAAGGTATCTGCATTGATAACAAATGTTCTTCCAAGAATACTGTCATCAAATTCTTCTTTTCTTTTTACTGTACGAGTCCATTTATAATAAATTGTACCTAATTTAATTCTAAACTCACCAGGATTATCCTCAAAAGTTACATCAACTTGATCGTCCGGCGGCAATAAAGGTAGCATTGTTTTTGCATCATAAAAAATAGTAAAAGAACTTGTCCTATCATCTGCATAATATTTTTTTAATCCTTCTCTTTGATTATAAATACTAATTTTTTGTCCTTCTTTCTTTTTTACAATACACTTTTCCATTCTATCTATAACTTCTAATTCATAGATTTCGTCTTTTATTTCACCAATATCCTTTAATTCCTTAATCTTTTCAATAATTTTTTGAATAACATTTTGAGGAATTACAATCAAATCTTCTCCAAGATTTGATCTTGTATAGTATTGTTGGAGTAGCTTTTGTCTATTTTCTGCAACATAAGTTTCATCATTTTCAAATAAGTAATTAGTTGAATTTTCACCATGTTGGGTATTTGGAGCTTCATAAATTCCTTGCGCCGCCTCAAAAAGAACTTCCATTTCTTCTTTAGTTAACTCAGGAGATGGATAAGCTTTAATCGAATAATGACAGGCGGCATATTTATTAACTATATTGCACTTAACAATTGTAGAAGTATAAATAGAAAGTTTAAAATCAAGTCTGCCGCCCCAAATCATACTCATACTGGCTGGAGAAAAAAGAGCATCTTCAAGTTCTAATGTAATGTTCTTACCAAAATTCCAAGTAATAAGCTTCTTATTGCCTTTCCCTCCAAATGCCTCAACTTTTTCTGCTGTCTTCTCTAAAGTAGAGACCTTTAAGGTATCTAAAAAGAGGACGGGAGTGTAGAATTCTTCTTCACCAATTTCTGTAATAGAATAAAATACAACATCCGCTACTTCCTTAATTCCATATTTTTGAAATAAATTCATCCCTCTCCCTCCTCTTCTGAAGATAAAGCTTCCAAGCTAACTTCTATGTTTTGTCCAAATTCATTATCGCTAGTAAACTTAACATCTGAACTTTCTGATATTTCTTTTCTAGTTACAATATTACCAAAATCATCAAATACAAATACTGGAGTATTATTTTCCCATTGTACTACACCATCAACAGTCTGAACACGTAAATATGTGTGAATTGTACCTGCAATGCCTTCAATTAAGATTTCTCCGTTCTTAATATTACCGTCTTCTGCTTCTGTTGTTGTTGCCCAATATGTATTATTATCAACATAAAATTCAGCTAAATCTGAAGGATGAACAATTTTTAATCCGACAATATCTGTTCTGTCTCCATATTCTTCAATGCCCCAGTCTAATTCATAAGGAGTTCTCCATTCTGCTTTAATCTCAATATCATCAAAGATAATATCTGGATCGTCTGTTGGAATAACAATTGTACTACCGCTTGTTTGTCCATTATATTTAGCTTGTTCAACATTGTATTGAGTCAATTTCATCATAGTACCATCTTCTCGTCTTAGAACTTGAAGAGTCATATTAAATACAGTTGGATCTCCTGCTGCCTCAAATGTAAAACTATTTTCCGATCCCATTTTACATAGAGGAATTTCAAATTGAAATCTTTCATCTTCATGTGTATCACGATTTCTACTGTAAGTTTCACCAACTAAACGATAAACACCTGGGAAATGTTCTGCGTCTACAGTAATTCGATTGCCTAAACTCATATGTGGCGACGCGATACTTCTTGTCCACTTATAATAAATATCATTCTGCTTAATTAAACGAAGCTTTTTAAAGCCTTCTTTAGGATAACGACTACCATCTTTTCTAATAAAGAAATCAAGATTGGGTTCATAAGGTTGCATTGTTGCTGGATCGATAAAGACGGTTAAAGCAGTTTCATCATATTTCTTTAAATACCTATAATTTCCATGCTTAATATTTATATCCGTGTCAATTACAAAATTTTTTGTTGCTACACATTTCTCCATTCTGTCAAGAAACTTCACACTTTCAATCCCATGTTTAACTTGATAGATTAATTCTTGAGGAACATTTACAAACAGATTCTTCCCCTCTGAAAGAGTAAAGCTTCCATTTTCAAAATCGACTGGATTGTTAAAACTCCAATAATTTCTTCCATATTTCGAATAGTAAGAAATTTCAATATCATTTTGTTCATGTCTAAACTGCCCATCAAGAGACATGATGATTGAATTTACTGTCCACTTATAAACAGTTCCTTTATTTGGATCTTCTTCTATTGAAAAATTAGAAAAATCCTTCAATATGGCTTTTGCCCAAGAAAACTTTTCTTTATGTGCATCAAAAACGCCCCATAATTCAACACTTTTACTCGCGTATTTTCCGCCCCAGAGCATACTCATTGAAGCAGGAGTATAAAGAGCATCTTCTAATTTTACAGTAATTTCCTTTCCATAATCCCAAGTAATTAAATGGGGATTACCAAGACCGCCACGAGCCGAAGTCTGTTCTGCTGTTTGCTCCACAGATGATATCTTTAGTGTATCTAAATATAAAACAGGAATGTAAATTTCTTCATCATTTTCATCTAATTCTATAGCATAAAGAGTAACATCAGCTACCTCTTTAATACCATACTGTTCAAAGATATTCATTTACATCCCTCCTTAATCACTTAAAACTCTTGTTGAGCTATCAACAATTTCAATTTCTCCATTTTCATTAATAATGGTTCTTTCTTCTGTTTCATATGCAATTAGTTCCATCATAATACCATTTTTAGGTCTTGCAACTTCAAGATCTAAATTAAATACAGTTGGATCTCCTGCCGCCTCAAGTGTAATAGAATGTTCTGATTTTACTTTACACATTGGAAATCTTAATTGCATTCTTTCATCTTCGCCAGTGTCTCTACTTCTAATATAGGTCTCTCCAACAAGCATATATAAACCAGGGAATTCTCCTGCTTTGACCTCAATTTTTTGAGCTTTTAACTTCTTCTTTACTGGTGCCAAGGTAAGAGATTTGATATAATAAGTTTCGCCTTGATGGAACCAATAATCATCCGGATAGGGAGACATTGTTTGTGGATTAACATATGCCCATAACTTTCCATTTTTTCTTTTTGCTTCTAAGGATTCTCTATCTTTTTGAAGAACTGTTAAGTCTTCTTTTTCTTCCATATCCATTGGTATAATTTCTAAAATATCATTTTCATATTTAGTTATTAAATAATAAATCATCTCATTAATACCAGAAAAACGTAGCCATAAGTCTAAATTTTTAAATTGACTTAAAATTATGTCTGCTTGAGGTTCATACCAAGTTTTTCCATCTTTAGAAAAGTATGCAAAATACTCGTCATTTGCATCAATACGAATACATAGATATTGAGCCTCTTGCGCTTTCATTTTTTCATCGGTATCTTGCGGCGGCGTCCAAATTGCTTTATTATTTCCAATTTCAACCATGTTTCCACTTGGTTGATTTGGTACGGCTTCTTCTGCTGACGAAGAGTTGTCATCTTCTGTTACACTACGATCTACAATAAGATTACCAACAGGAATACCATTTCCATTGAAAGAATTAATCTTATAAATAATATTGAACTTATTCTCTTCAAGATTATCATTGACAATAAGCTGAGAACTTAAATCAATTGGATAAATTCCACCTTCTACATCAAAAAATTTATCTGGAACAACAGCAATTGATTGGATATCTGACTCAACAAAAGCTCTCCAGCGATAAGTGTGGTTCAATACATTTCCGAAGCCCATAATTGTTGTGCCATCAACTATAGAAGACTTTAATAAAAAATTATTATAATCCTCCCTTGGATCGTCTTTAAGCTGAGGCAATAAGAAACCAATTGTAGAAGCATTTCTATCTGCTTTTGGAAAAATCACCTTCTCCATTCTTGAAATTTTTTCAACGTTCCTCTTGTCTTTCCAAGTAATTCCAAAGTCATGATCTATTTTTCCATTTACCCAATCAGTACCTAAAATGCCGCCCCAGCACAATCCCAACGATGCTGGTGTACATAAAGCATCTTCAAGAGTTACATTAATTTGCTTACCATAATCCCAGCAGATAAGTCTTGAATTTCCCAAGCCACCTTCTGCCCAAACATTTTCTGCTGTTTTTTCAACCGAAGAAATCTTTAAAGTATCTAAAAACAAAGCGGGAACACAGTATGTGCCCCCGCTCCCATCTTTCTTTTTATGAATACTATAAAGAGTTACATCGGCTACTTCTTTTATTCCATATTGGTCAAAAATGTTCACCTTTTAACACCTCTTTAAGAATTAGTACTCAGTAGCTCCGATATATCCAAGATCGTCTGTCATATCTGCATTAACCTTAAACATTTCAGCGCTGTCAAGAAGGTTGAGGTTCTCTGTATCCTTAACCATTGTAGAACCATCGTTCTCCTCTTCGTTCTCAACTACATCATACTGAATAAGCTTAAGCATTACGCCATCATCAGGACGAAGAACAGTAAGATTCATAGAGAATACAGATGGATCGCCCTCTGCCTCAAGAGTAATAGTCTGCTCAGAAGACATCTTAGCCTGAGGAATAACGAACTGGAATCTCTGGTCTTCACCAGTATCCTTGTTTCTTGCAAATGTATCGCCGACAACTTTGTATGTTCCAGGGAACTTGTCAGCAGAAATCTCAATTGTAGTACCAAGACTATTGTCACCATAAGCAACAGAACGAGTCCACTTCAAGAATGTTTCGCCCTCTGCGATAGGTGCGCCGTCCTGGTAAGGCTGCATTGTTGCGAGATCAATGTAAACTGCCTGTGCAGTAGTATCTCCTTCAGAAGGAACACCTCTGCTATTACCAGCAGGAACAATAAAAGAACGCTTAGCAGTGCACTTTTCAGTTCTATCAATTCTCTTTGTTTCCTTTACACCCTTTGTGAAGTCTCCGCCGTCATAAGAACCAAGCATTGCACTCATAGAAGCTGGGCTATAAAGAGCATCTTCAAGAGTTACAGTAATTTCCTTACCATAGTCCCAAGTAATAAGCTTAGCATTACCACGGCCGCCTGTTGCATCAGTAGACTCAGCAGTCTGTTCGATAGTAGAAACCTTAAGTGTATCAAGGAAAAGAACAGGAACATATCTGTTTACTCTCTTCTGTGTCTTACGAACCTTAAGGGAGCTTACTGTACATACTGCATCGAAAGACTCATCAAGAATTGTCGCATCAATAACATGGATAAGACCATTGTCAACAACCTTTGCACAGCCATCAGATGTAATATAACCATTTTCATTAACCATCCAAGCCATCTTCTCGATTCTGCGTTCGCCGTGACGACCAACCTTAAAGATAATACCCTTATCACCAAGAATTACAAGTGCAAGATATTCTACACCAGTGAAAATATCATCTGTGTAAATAAACTCTTCCTTAGTAACTTTGCTAACAAATTTAAATTTGCCTTCTGTATCCTGAGAAAGCTTCTTATAATTTACATTTCTAAGAAGATAAATATAAGAACTAGCTGCAATTTCTGTTGTACCTACATTTACATAAATTGCTCTATTAGATACACCATCTGGAGTAACTTCAACTTCTCCACTAAGCTTTGTTAAAATGCTCAAAACAGAATCTAGTGTGTACAAAGATGTTACTCCACCAGTATACTCATAATTTTCATCAAGGTCAGAATCAGTATCTACGCCTACTTTATAACCACCAGTAAGAGAAGTTGGTCCAGTAACGCTAGAATCTTCTACTCTATCCAATACGCCCTTCTTCTGTCTTAAAGCAAGAATTGCATCATTGATACTATCACAAGCGCCTTGATTCCACATTGTTAAGGAACTAATTACGGAATCTTTTGCATCTGTTACTGCAGTGCCATCTGCAAGAGTCAACATTGTAGGGTCAAAATAGCCCATTTCATCGTCAACAACAAGCTCTGCATAATCTTTATATGCAACGTCGTATGCCTTTGCCTTCATTGTAAAAGTAAAAGCCTTAATAGTATCATTAATAGCTTCTGTACTATAAGTATTAGCTTCAAAATTACCTACCAGGCCCACAACTACAACTTTCTGAGTTGAGTTTGGTGCTGCAGCAAAATTATCATTAAATTCAATTTTGCCTTCAAAAATATTTAGTGCGTCAGCATCAAAAGAATATCTTACACCAGTTTTAGTAATCAAGTTTTGATTTTTAGCAAAAATATCAAGAACTTGCTGCTCATAATCTACTTCATGATTATGTTCTACAGTAGCATCAGTTACCAACTGTGCGTCTACAAAAACATATGCTTCAAAACCTTCATCCACACCAGCGCCCTGTTCATCCAAAGGATAAACCATCTGAAGCTCAAGAGCTCCCTTTAGGATAGTAGCAGCACTAATTTCTCTCTGAGACTCGTAAACTTCGTCTTTCTTTTCAATACGATAGAAAGTAACATCTGCTACTTCTTTAATGCCGTACTTTTCAAAAAGATTCATATTAGCCATACTTTAAATTACCTCCTATTTTTCCTTGAGGCTCTCGCCCCAATATTTTGTTTTGAGTTTCTTTGAATCTGCTCCAGCACAAAGCATTTGAATATCTTGATTCCATCTTTCCCTCGCCTGATGACGTTGGATTAATCCATAAAACGCATAAAGCGTTTTATGGGTGTAATCAATCCCAAATGTTTCTGCTATTTCTAATAATTCTGCAAGTGATTGTCCATCACCTTTTTTTGCTTGCTGTTTTCTTTTCGCCGCATCTCTAGCCTCTCTTTTGAGTCTAAATTTACGAGCAATTGCAGATTCATTCTCTGGCGGCGCCTCTTTAACTTCTTTTCTGTTTTGTATTCTCAAGATATCTTGAAAATCCGCAAAATTCTTCTCTGTTATAAGACGCTTTTCCTGAGGAGGACCAACAAGCACAGAATTAATTTTAGGAAGTAGTAATATATCTTCCTTAATAAAAGTAGAAAATGCTGACTGGAGTTCCAATAAAAACATATCGTCATGAGCAGCGCTCTGGAGAAGATATGATAAAGGATATATTTCCTCTATTTTTGGCTCCTGTCCTGTTTTTTCTTTTATAATTTTTGCAATATCGGTTTCAGTTAATAAAAGTAATCCAAGCCTTGCATTATAATTATTAGTTCCCATTTCAATAATATCATACATTGTTCTAGGAACTATTCTACAAACCCCATTTAAAATACTGGGCGCGCCCACATAAGCTTGTTCTTTTATTGTTTCTACTTGATTAGGAGAAAGCATTTATTTTAAACCTCATTAAATAAGATCCCATTTCTTCTGTGAAGACACTGGCATTAAAGCCCAAATATCGAATCTCACCAAGCCCATTCAATCTTTTATCTTGGAGACTCTTTCTAATCTCAGACATAATTGCAAAGGGGCGCAAAGTATCTCCTGTAATTAACCATTCTTTAAATGGACAATAAACACTTACAACAAAAGATAAATTTTCATTGTCTGAGTTTAAACTATTAGCTTCTCCTTCATCAAATAATAAAACTACTTTACTTTCTGTATTTTGATCTTCTGCTGTAACTAATGGAATTACTCGAATATTATTATGAAGTAATTTTAATCCATTAATATCATTGGGATGGGTTTCTTTATTTAAAGGATCTAAATCGGTATTAACTAAGAGTCTACATAAATCTTGGTTTTGAATCAATTTCTTAGCTAATTTAATTAAATTTTTCCCTGTTTCCTGTCCGTATTTTACAGTTGACTCCATTTAATCCACCCCTATCTATTATTTAAAAAGAAGTTGGTTTCATCATCAACCGGAATATCTGCTGAACTTCTAGGCTCTGGTTCTGAAATAAGTTTCTCAGATAGGGAAATATAGGCAATATTGTCTATACTTATATCATCTATGCCACTAATTTCAAAACCTTTTTCTTTATATTCAAAATAAATATCCTTCTTTAAGAAATCAAATTTCTTTGTAATACAACGAATCTCGCGCTGCGGTTCTCTATAAGAAGTATCAGTAAAAGAAAAATAGTCTTTCACCAAGGAGGCAGAGGCATTTACAAATTTAACAGGAATACTATATATAGTATCTCCATATTCATTTGTAATATTAATTTCACTATCCAGACAGATTACCTTATAAGATTGATAGCCTTTAGTAATATTTTCTTCACAGAAAATAACTAACCAAATTTTATCATACTCAACTTCTTTAATCTTTTGAAAAACTCTCAGTATATCGCCAGTTTTTAGTGGCGCGGCCATAGTGGAAATCAGTAAATTTGAAATTAATTGACTCTCATTCCATTTATTTGGCTGAAGTGAACAGATAACATCACTTTCTTCTCCGTTAATTTGATAAATATTTGCTTGATATTCTGTTTTCTTAAGAAAAAGCATATCAAATTCTTTCTCTTTACGAGTTTTAACTCTTTCCTGTTGAGTTACTCCTTCTCTATTCATTCTTTTTAAATAAACATCTTCAAAATAACTCATTCCACATCAATCCTATCAAACAAATTCATACACTCAAAAATAGTTTTTCTGTAGTATTTAAATGATAAATATCTACATGCAGACAATTTATTAAAAAGGGTATAATATTCAATAGTTTTTTGATCTTCTTTATACCCTAGTAGCTCAATTAAAATGGTATCCAAAAATTTCTCCCATTCTCCATCCTTTTCTCTTTCTCTAAGAAGTCCATAAAGCTTCTTTTTCATTTTATCACGATAACCTTCGCAATAAATTTCTTTAATATCTAAGTCTGCCATTACGATTACCTCCCGCCAGTTTTCTGTACCTAAACGGTTTTCTTTTGACTGAACGGTAGTAAATACTTTCTAAATCTTTTGCTTCATCAATAACTTGCTGTCTCAATGAAATAAAAGTCTTTAAAAGATTTGCTTGAGAGAAATCGCTTTCTTCATACTGAGTTTTTATATTTTCCCAAGAATCAATTGTTCTTTTTAGCCATTCTTGTTTCATATAAACAGCTAAAACTTGAATTTCATCTTGGCACATATCTTCATCTACAAAACATTGATGTTCTTCATCTATTTCAATTTTGCAACGAGGAAATTTAAAATATGGAATGGCAGAATTAAGAATTGAACGCCAATCTTGAATGAACCATTCTAAATCCTCAGGTGTGCGACATCTTGCCCAGTCGTCCTCATTAACCTTACTAAGGAAAGCATCATATACATCCATTAAAGTAATCATTATATCACCTTAATTTACTTATTTTCGCTTTGATTCATTTTTGCTTCAGCTTTCTTTACATCCTTATTTCTTGAAATTGCCTTGAGAATATCTACATCAGTTAATTCTCCGATATAATCTGTCTTCTGAACGTCTGCAATCTCATGTAAAATTGCATAATTAGCAACTTCTCTTACCTGTGTTTCAGGCAATTTATCAATTTCTCTCTTAAATACAGAAAAAGGAACATTAGTTAGAAGATTATTAATCTGCAAATCAGAAAGTACAATAATATTTTCTGGCTCAGTTGCATCTTCTGGCTCAAGCCCCAAATCAATCTTATCTTTCATGTCTGGAATATAAAGAATTCCTCTGTCAATCATAACTCTTACTCCATTGTCCCAGAGCATCTGTTCTACAGCTTCATAAGGAAGTGGAATAATCTGTCCTTTCTGAGTCCATCTACGATTAATACCATATTCAGGTTTTTTAATTGAAACAGTCTTGTTGACCATATTCTGTACTTTTACCATTCTTTGTGCCATATTTAATTCCTCCTTTTAACTCAAAAATGGTGAGTGAGTATGACTCACTCACCACTTTCATCAATATATTATATTTATTTTTAAATTAAGCAGTTTGAGAAGGATACTTAGTGTTCTCTACGCTAAGATCTGTGTTCTCATAAATGCACCAGTTGTGGTGAGTAAGGATTGCAACACCAATCTTCTTATAAACTTCAATCTCAAAACTTCTATCTCTACCACGGAATTCATCAAGACGAGTCTGTCCCTCAAATACAATCTTAACAATCTTTTCTCCACCAGTTGGGAAGATATAAGCAAATCCGGGATTAATCTGTGTAACTTCGTTAGTCTCGTCAGTATAAGCCTGAGGAAGCTGAACAATTGGGTTACCACGGAAGGACTGGATGAAACCAGTATTAGCAATAGATTCAATATCACGAGGGCTATATACGGGAGTTGCATAGCCGCTTGCTGTAGGAGCTGAAAGAATAGGAGGACCGATTGCATCAGGACCCATTTCTGCGATGAACTCAGGAGCAGCAAAGATTGTTGCGCCACCGCCGTAGCTTCTTGCAATAGCACAAAGCTTAGCCATTTCATCGGCATCGAAACCAGCGGTAACTACAGCATTCTTAGCGGGTCTGTCTTCTGCATTAACAGAAGCGATAAGAGCCTGCTGAACCATGCCCATGATTCTCTCCTGAAGACCTTCAAGAAGGATTTCTGTAGATTCTGCGATATCTTCGTCGCCGCAAATATATCTCTCATAGTCAATGTAAGCAGCGCCGCCAATTGCCTTACCGCCAAGCTCGAATGTATCGCTGTCAAGTCTAAAGCTCTCGTAAGCACCAGAAAGTCCAACCTGTGTAATGAACTGCTTAGCTCTCTGACGTCCTCTCTTAACCTTAAATACAGCTCTCTGACCGTCACCTACAGTCTTAATTTCTGCAAAAGTACCCATAACGTCTTCTACATACTTAGGAAGAATTTCATCATAAGCCTCTTCCATGATCTCAAAAAGATCAAGCTTATTTCTCTGGAAGCTTCTATAGTCGCTAGCCAAAGCATGGATCTCTTCTCTTAGAGTATCCTTAATATCTGAATTTGAAAATTTAGTAGGATCTGGATTAGTGCCTCTAAATGCACAAACTACTAAATCTTTAATATCGTTCTTATTAGCCATTATTATCTAACCTCCCTTTCTTTAAAATTAAACAGTAGGCTTACGAACCATCTGGAACATGAAAGCCAATGAGCCATCTGCATTAGTGTAGCACTTAACAACTTGTGCATAAACCTCACAAAGAGCATCTGCTACAGCAGCACCAATTACAAGCTTACCATTAGAACCTTCAACAACATATGCGTATACATCTGTACCTGCAGCCAAATCAGCCTTAACTGCATCATAAAGCTCCTTAGAAGTTTCTACTGCATAAGCTGTATCATCCCAAGCTACGCCATTAAGAGTAAGTCTTTCGCCCACTTCTGTGTAACCAAGTCTAGGGAGATATTCGCCATGAATCATGCAATAATTTCTACGACCAGGAGTAAACTGGTTGTGAATCATTTCAGTAGAATAACATACACCCATTGGGAAGCCCTTATCACTGAGCTCCTTTGTAGGAACAGTAACAATCTTATTTGCCTTATCAACAACATAGAAAGAACCGTTCTCTCCGTAAATCATACCTGCCTCTGCTTCTTCAGCTGTCATAGGGAAATGAGAAGCAAAAACTGCGGGATCAAGCTCGCACTGTGCTTCAATTCTGCCATCGCGAGTAAATGATACCTGGTTAGGCTCAATCTGGCCATAACCTCTACAATCAAAAAACTTAATTGCCATTACTTATTACCTCCATTCTTATGTTTATTTAAGAGTCTAATGACACCTGATTCAGTTTTACCATTGTCAGGATTGCCACCTTTAAAAATAAGACCGCTATCTTCTTTCTTAGCGAAAATTGTGGGGTCTGCTTCATAAGCAGCTGTACAAACTTCCTTCTTAAAGTCTGCAACTTCAAAACTATCCATTGCATTCTTAAAGTTTTCAATCTGTTCGTCTGTCAAATGTGCAGAGAATTCATTAATAATTGCAGTCTTCTTTTCAGTTTCAACGTTCTTCTTGAAAGCTTCAAGAGATTCGTTCTCACTAATAATGTCATTTTTCTCTTTCTCTAATCTAACATTTTCAGCAGTTAAGTCAGAGATTTGAGTTTCATATTCAGTGATCTTTGTTTCTTTCTCAGAAATAGTAGCTTCAAGAGTAGTCTTCTTGCTTTCAAATTCAGCAACCTTGTTCTCAAGCTCTGCCTTTTCTGTAGTTAAAGTTTCCTTTTCTGCTTCGAAAGCAGTCTTTTCTCCTTCTAATTCACTTACCTTACCTTCAAGTGCGGTATAAGCTTCTCGCGCCGCCTCATAAGTTCCACTAATTGCTTTCATAGCCTCAAGTGCAGAATATTCAGAAGCTGTTACATCTGTAATCTTAACATCCATAATCTCGCCAAGGGATACATTATCGCCATCCTTAGTGTAGTAAGCTCTATGATAGCCAGTCTGGTTTACATAAAGAGCATAATCATCGTAAACGTCAGTTACGATACCATTAAGCTCCCAATTACCCTCTTCATTAAAATTAGGGTTAATAAGGTCAAATAGAATATCTGCCTTTTCATTGTCAGAAAGTCTAAACAATGTCTTGTCCATCTTCTCACCTTCCTCCTTCTTAATAGTGTTATCAAGTTGTTTAATATAATTTACACAGTTTTGTAAATCTTCACATAAGCTAAAGAATGCAGAACCTTCAAAGCAGGGTTCAACATCCCTGCCTAAAGTTTGAAGTCCTACCAAACTTCCCTTTAAAAAATGGAAATAAGGTCTGCCATCACTTTCGCTAATTCTCCATTCTCCCTTTAAGTTGCCACGAAAGATTTCCATTGACTGTGGTTTACCAGGTATTAGACTTGCTTCTGGATAAAGTCCTGTAAAAAGATAAACATCAGCAGTTGCGTATTCTCGCTCTACTCCGTCTTCATCTACATGCTTTTCCCAAGCAAAATGATGAGTTTCTGGAACAATACCATAAATTCTACCATCAGTATTGTCTTCTCCGTGATCCTCAAAATCAACTTCTCCGTAATTAAAAATACCTTTAATTGGAGCATATGGGAGAGATGAAATTAATTGATTTGCAAAATCATCTGATATATATGTGCGATTTCTATTCATGCCCTTATAAAAAATTCGAACTCTACTTTTAGAAATCGTATCTGTAACAGTTTCTATGTTGCCATATGTAGTTACATCAAAATTTAAACATACATTATCAAAATTAATTACGCTCATTCTTCTTTTTCACCTCCGCCATCATTTGTATCTTCTTTCTCTTCTTTTTCTTCGGTTTCTTCTGTATTATCTGCTTTTTCTGCTGCTTTCTTTTCAGTATTCGCTGCTTTTGTCGCGGCAGCAGTAATTGCATTTGTTTTACCAGATTGAGTATATGCAGATTGCAATGGTTTAAGAACTTCATCGAGTTCAAGTAATTCATTTTCAAGTTCCTTGAGATCTGCAAGGCTTGTCTGATCAACACCCGTAGAAAGAATTGGAGTTAAGAAGCTATATCCAAATGCTGCTAAATCTTTCGCTCTGCTTGTATATTCAGAGCTATTATAGTAGCTAATTGGCAAAATTAAAAATTTAAATTTTAGCTTTTTAGAACTAAATTTATTGTTAATTAATACAGTGAAAAAATGAGCAAATTTCTGTCCAAGAATCATCATCATAGCCAAGTCATTATTCAAAGAATATTGCAGGCCGGCATCCGTAGACGCACAGAATAATTCTTTTGAAATACCTGCCGCTTCATAAATTAAATCTTGAACTGAATCAATAGTTGTCTTTTCATCATCATCACTACTTAAATCAATCAAATCAATGTCATTATAAGTTGTAATAACGTCAATATCTGGATTATCCTGTAGCATTGAGATAACACCTTCATGCATCTCTTCTGCTTCATCGGGTTCAAATACCAATTTCATTCCATCTGTTCCAACTTTTTGAACGAGAATACGTCCTAAAGCTTGGAGATTTCTTTTCTTATCGATTTCTTTGTAATCGTCTAAATCGTCAAGTAAAGGAATTAAATCCATAAAGAATGGCTTTTCTTCAAAATATGAGAAATAAATTCCCATCTCGGCAGGAAGGAAAATCCATGCATCACCATTATTATGCTTATAATTATAATAACTCTTCTGAATTATTTTCGGATAAGTTTGAACAATTTGTTTTCTTAAATTTGCGTCAGTAATTGTATCAAAGAATTTCATACTAAATTCTACAATATCAACATCTTGCTGATTCTTAAAACGACTACGACAATATTCAAATGGCAAATCTTGAATTGCAATATATTCACCAGTATCATGAATTAATCCATAATATGCTCCTTTTACTAAAATGTCTTTTGCAAATAAAGCACATTTTCTTTCAATCTGGAAAGAAGTACAAAAGTCTGATGCTTCATCATACTGATTAGTAATTTTTTTATCTTTTAATTTATCTTTTCTATTTCTCACATGAGGAACAAGTAACCAAGAATAAGTTAAAAATGTTGCATAATGTAAAATAATTCTTTTATAAAGACCACTCACAGAAAAGAAATGTTCAGATAATGCTGCTCTTTCTATTGCATCTCCTCTTTCAACAATTCTATGAATTTCCTCTTTTGTATAAAGTCTATGTCGTTCTCTTGGGCTTTTACTGTCTGATCTTACATATGCACTCTTAGATGTTGCAATCATGGCAGAAATTGCTTTCTTAAAAGTTGTCACTCGCTGTTGTAAAAGTTTTTGCGAATCCGATTCCAAATTTGGATTAAACTTTTCATCCACTTATTTTCCACCTCCGCACTTAAAGAATGTAAGTTTTCTCTTACCTCCTAAACCCCTGTTGCGGCGGCGAGAATTCTTTTCATTCTCCATTTCAACCATACGATAAACCCCCATTTCTAAAGCAGAAAATTTATCCTTTAACATTCTTTTGTTAATTTGCTCTACAGCAATTTGGTTGCTTACACCAGTAGGTTTAATTTTTAAGTTCATAATCTCATTAATGAGAATTGAAGTTAATTCATGAGGCATTAGACGTGCGATTCTTTGTTCTGGTTTCATCCTTTGTCCAATTTTAGTTGCCATTAATTTTGTCTTAGCTTCTTGTTCTGAAATTAAGAAGTTAACACAACCAGAATATACCTTAGCGTATAATGCAGAGTGCATATCACTATTCATCTGTCCACTGGCTTTTACACCATAAAGAATTTTAGGACAATTACGAGGCTGAATATTATCATATTCGTCTCTATTGAAGAATCCATAGGCCGGCAAGAAAATATTTCTATCAGGATCAAAAGTCTCTTTAATCATATAATCCGCAAAAGCGACACCAAGACCATTAATATCTATGATAACCTCTTTTGGATTAAAACGTTCAA